TTAAGAGACATTGATTTGCCTAAATTCTAAAAACAATTCTAATATCCCGGACTCCGCTGCCGCCTCCAGCTGAACCCGTAAAGCATCAGCATAAATTAAGTTCATTCTCATATGAGGAGGCATCGCTTCAAATTCGCGCCCCCACCCCTCAATGTCGCCTTCTGGCAACTTTAAAACCTTAGAGATGATATGGATACACTGTGGGCGATAATCTTCCCATGTTGTAACCGACCGTTCTCCAGAACGATCGATTCCCAACCATCGCTCGCAGAATGTTTTTGCTTTCAATCAGGGTTATCTGATGAGTGAACTGCATTAATCGTTCTCGATCCTAGAAGCTGCTCATATGCGGGAGTATAGAGTTCTATGATTGAGTTTACAACAGCTGTTAAGTTCGATGCTTGCCCTGGAAATCGCTCCATCAACTGTTCTAAAGCTGGCACGAGTGGCGAATAAATCTCAACTTTTTTAGCGGACATTTTAGAGCAAAAAGCTATTTTTCTAATCTTAACCTCTGCCCAAAATCGGGCACAAAATTTTGTAAATTTTATTTACGCTGTGCTCTCTTCGCTTCCCTTGTCTAGATTAGAGCGAGTTTCTAGGTAGAGTTCTAGCAAGCCCAGATCATCTGCAATCTCAATCTGTTGTCGTAGTGCATCTGCGTACAGGAGTGCCGTTTGGTCGGCTTCGGGCATTCTTTCAAACTGCTGACCCCAGTTTCGTACGGTTTTGTGAGGCTTTTGCAGCACTGTGCACAACAGATGAACACATTGGGCACGATAACGAGCTTGGCTGACAACCTCACGTTTTTGGTCATCGGGTAAATCGTGAATGCCAAACCATCGCTCGCAAAATTCAGTTGCTTCCATAGACTGAGCCGTAATAACTACTCAGATTGTTTGGGATAAGGTGAATTTACGCTTTGCTTATCTTGGAAAGAGGTTGAAAGGTTGCCCAAAAACGGGCAAAAACCAACGAGAAAAAAATTCTTGAGTTAGATTTATGGCAAACAGGAAAAATCAAGATTGGTCGATTTGAATACAAGGGTGCAGGTTAGATCGTGATTCCATCATCAATAAACTGTATTGAACTTAATCTGCTTGGCTATCAAATTAGAATTCGTAAAACTGAATTGGGTTGGAAGCCTGGATACCGGCTTCATGGACAGGATGGGTTTGTCGAACTAAGTGAGAAGCCTGATCCGAAGCTAGCAATGTGCGTCATTATTTCTTGCTTAAAAGTGAGCCATGCTGTTCAGCAATTGGAATTCCTATTTCAAGAATGGCTCGCTGGTAGCAAGTTGCGGCAAGTGGAGTACGATCGACTTAAGAAATCTCTCTACGCCCGCCCACCATTCGATACATCCTGGCTAAACGATGATCATTATCCTGACTGAGGATCTTGCCCTGTCTTCTGGACTGGATTGTTCAGGGGTGCGATTGGTTAATACTGCATTTGAGTTGTTGCCTGGAGTTGATCAAGGGCATATTACAACTCCACTGTTTCCAGCACGGATGGCAGCTGGATATTTCGGGTTTGAAGTGCGCCGCGAATTGGGGGTGACGATCGCTCCTCTCAGGGCATCGGGTGTGGCTCAAGTATTTCTTGATGGACGATGGCAGGACACAGCAGCTCCCTTGTTTTACACGGGGGCCCAGTTGCGACAGGTATTACCTCTGTGGGCAGGACCAATCCAGTTTCTGCTTCGGCTTGATCGGTTTGAAGATGGTCGATCGCCCCAGATACGCCAGGTGGTTGCAGGCTATGAGGTCGGTCGTGAATTTCTCGACTACCTGATGGAGTTTGCTTTAAGGCAGTTTCTAACTGTGCCTGTCACGCTAACTCGTGCTGCAATGCCGAACCCGGAGGGTAATGCGCTCCCGTTGCCTAAAGACCTTAAGCAGGATCGCATTAGCGATATTCGAGTGCTTGTGCCTGAACTCAAGATGGTAAGTGGTACGCTCGGATCAGATCGGATTTTATTAAGCGAATTGGTTCCGGGCGATCGGGCAGTAGAAATGCATTTGAGTTACAAACCCAAAGTAGATCACGAAGTTGGGGTTTATCAAGTTGAAGAAATTCCCTGTGTTTTGCTACGACTGCTTGAAGGTGAAAATTATCGTAAACCAATCGCTCAGGATTTCGTCCGAATTGCTGGAGATCAGGCGCGATTGTTGGAGTTGACCCAGGTTTATGATCAGCCTGTTGAGGTTGAAATCATTGGTGCGACACTAGGGGATGTCAAGGCAATCCACAAGGCATTGGTAAACCAGATTGGAAAAGGCAAAATGGATGCTCCCGCCTATGGACTCTCTGTATTTTTGGTGGGGCGATCGGGCCTGCAGATCGGAGACCAACTACAAAAAACTGGCACGCTGTTCAGCGTCCGCTTCCGGCTAACAATTAAGGATTTATGGGATGGCGAGCAGGTAGAGGATGTAGCAGTCGTTAAAACAATTGCTGTTGGGTTGCCATCAATTGGAATTCCCCAATAAAAAAGGGGGTGCAAAGGCAGTCCCCTGTAACTCTCCTCAGTAGACAAAACTAAGACAAGCTAAAACAGTCCCAAATCGCGCGGTAGCAGTCCCAAAATGAAGGTAAACTTGCCACCACTGGTTGGCGTATAGGCATTCCGCACGATCGGCACAGCATACAAATCCTTAGAGCTACCAGCTGTTGCAATAATCTTATTGGGTGAGACTGAGTAGATGCGGGCTGGGCCTGCAGCAATGGCGATCGAATCTGGGAATGAAATGACATCGATCAGATTTTCCAGATCAGCTGCAACAATTCCAGGCGTGCTGGCAGCATTATCGACGGGTGCCGTTGTCAGGGGTGCACTAAACAGGAGCAGATCGATGTTAGCGGCAGAAGCTCCACTCGCATGATCAATCAGAGTGGCACTGAGCAGAAGCGTTTCCTGTCCAGCGTTGGCAACGGCTCCTAGAAAGGGAATTGCTTTAATTTGTGAGCCAGCTCCTGGAACAGCAGGATAGAGAAAATCGCCTGCGGCATAAGCAGTAGTATCAGCTGGACGGGTAAAGGTATATTTTGCTCTTTCTGGTTTGCGGTTTGCGGAAGTTTGAGAGAGCGATTTAAGAGAACCAAATGGAGCGTGAAGGGTCATGGCTGTTAGGGATTAGAGGTCAGGGGTTTTGGGTTGAGCAACGTGAGCTTGGATTGCCTTAAGTTGAGAGTTTGTTAGGCTATCTTTGAGCGCCTCCCAATTTTCTGGGCGATGCTCAGTTAGTTCTTTGGCTTTTTGAGGACTGATGCCTTTAACCGCTGCGAGCCTTGTCTCATCTTCAGTTTGAACAAAGCGGAGGGCGATCGTTTCCCAAGATTCAGGCAATGTTTCAGTTGAAAGAGTGATGGGATCGCCAAGCGGGATTGGTGGAGCCTCCGGTTGGGACGCTGCCACTGCATAGCCTTGTTCAATCAGCCATGCAGCGGTTGATTCATCCACCTGAAGAATCCCATTACGAGGGTGGCGGACGGTTCCCAGTCCGGGAACGACCAGAATTGGAAGCCTCCATTTTGGCGTTGCACTTAGGGTTGCCATCCGTTTACCTCACACTAAACTAAGGCTTCTTCTACGCTGTTCCAGACCGTTCCCGAAGGAACTTTGATATCGATCCGATAGATCCCAGCGCCCTGATTTTTGGCGTAAAGTGCGCCATAGAGCAGAACCATCCGTTGCTCAACCAGTGGTTGACCATTGACATACTGAGTAATGTCAAAAATCTGGGGTTCCAGGTTGTCAGGTGTACCTCCAAATGGCACAACTCCATGCCACTCGAGCGAAGTCATATCGAGCAGATAAAGGCGAATCGTATCATCCCCCGCGCCGCCATCCAGGTCATTCAGATAGGGCGATGTGATGATCGGTAACTCGCCATTATTAGTCATGACCGACGGAACGTTCAGACCAGGCACAACCTCTTTCGAGTTCGTGTAGAAAAGTGCCTGACCAACCTCTTCCCGGATTGCTTTGTGAGCTGAGCCCGTTCCAACGATATGCGTCAACTTCTGCATGTAATTCCGCTGAGTACTGGCGCGAAGCACAACCTCATCGATTTTGCTGATGATTGATTCAGGTTGGGCATCAGTCAGGTCAACGGTAAAAATGTGTCCTGAGGAAGGGATCAGCTTTTCGATGCCATTAAATGCCAATGAATTGGAATTTGCATCGCCTTGAACAAGCTGCATCTCCAGGAATCGAGCAGTGTTGGTGAGAAGTTCGTCTGTTTCGGACGCAATCTCGTCGCCGTACGGACGACCCTGCTGCTCATACATCGATCGGTTGAAGTGAGCAAAACTGAGTTTCCCAGCAACTGCTTTGACTTCCTGCCCAGGGTCTTGGAGATTCAGAGCAGTATCACCGTGGCTATTGTTATAAGCCGCCTGTAGGTTGTTGCGATCGACAAAATCAGCCGTTGGTCTTGAGGTACGACGAATCTTCTTAATAACCGGTGCAATTGCTTTCTTCTTTGTGGTGATCAACTGCCACAGAACTGTATTGTCCCGTAGGTTGTCTTCCACTTCAGGATCAAATTCCTGATTAATTGTAAAGCCACCCAGGTTGGTGGCAGATGCTCCAATCTGAACCGATTGAAGCAAATTTTCTGCGTTTTCAATGTTAGTAAATCCAGGAGGTGAGGCGACAGCCATAGTTAGTTAGGAATGAAGGATGAGGGGTGAAGGGTGAAGGATAGAGGCAAATTATGCAATGCCTAGTTGAACTTTGAGGTTGGAGATTTTTTGAACAAGTTCCATACGCTTTGTCCGATCACCCCCACCCGTGCGGAGTGCATCCAGAGCAGACTGCGCTTTTACCAATTCCAGCTGCAATCCGTTCATGGAGGCTGCATTCACTTCAGTTTCAGTTTGAGTTGCCAGCGGTACGGTGCGACGAGCCGGCTGACCACTGGGGTTCAGCATTTTGGCAACTGCTGCTGCAACATCGGTAACAAGCGCGTTGCGCTGTTCCGTTTCTTGTTGTTGGCGTTGTGCTGCTGCAACTTGCTGGATATTCTGTTGCCGTTCAGACTCAATTGTTTGCACAGAAGCCTGAACGGTTTGTACCGTTTCAGCCAGCAATTTAACGCTGTCTGCTAAAGAGGTAATGTCTTTAGTGACATCGGAGCGGAGCGTTCCAAGGGTGCCGCTGATATCGGTCAGTTGTTGCTGCAAAGCGGGATCGAGAGTCATAGGTTCTTGTCCTGTAGGAATAGAGGGTTGGTCTTGGGGGGTAGTTGCCGCCGCAACGGAAACAGGTTTTTGATTCGCCTGCGTTGCCACTGGGGGTTGAGCAGTTGAATCAGTGGGGGTTGGGTCGCGGTTAGCGGGGTCAAACTTTTCGGCAGCAATGAGGCGAGTTTGCTGGTAGGTTGCGCGATCGGAATAGAGGATGTTTGCTCCCTTGAGATCGATCGAGTCAACCCAAAACACCTTGCGTCCACTAACTTCAGCCTCATGACCCCAAGCATCAGCAGTCATGCTCATGCCAAGGGTGTCGCGGTTTGCGGCGATCGCTTCTACTTTGTCTGGTCGTGATGCTTCAAAAAGAAAGCCGTGAACAACAAAGTCTTTCTCTTGAATTTCAGCCGATAGCATTACACCTGTGATGTTTTCGTCGGCATGTTCACTTAAGTTGTCAGCAGCATCAAGAGGCAAGCCAGAAACATTGTTGAGAATGCTGGCTGCAACGTCTTGAGGAATGTAGAGAGGCAATCCAGGTCCTTTAGAAGGAACTGCTTCAGATGGCTCATCAATCCGAAATAAAACGCCAGAAACCGGATGCCGATTGTTTTTACGCTTGGTCTTACTGCTTGCCTGAACAGGACAATCGAAAGTAAGACTTAGATGATTCACCTCTTGCTGCTCCTGGCCAGCACTTAGGTAAAGGTAGGGCGCTTCCATTCCTTGCCAACGTGCTGTAGAGTCCTCAGTTGCACCAGGATGATCGGCGCTAAGTTCAGTCAAAACGGCTTTGAGATCATCAATTAGTGCAGCAATCGCTTTGACGCGATTTTTAGCCACGTCTACACCCATCTCAATCGTTAAACTTTGCTCGCTATCATCGTGCAGGCATTGAAACCGATTGACGAAAATCTTAATTACGCTTTTGAACCGATCGTGCCAGGTGACTCGCTGTACCTGAGTTTTAAAGTCCTCAGCTTCAGCTTCGATCGGCTGAGATTCGGTTGATGCTGCAACTCCTTCGGCTTCTCCCGGGGTTTCATCCTCTGGGATTAAAGCCTCTAGCTTTTCAGCATCAATAATGTCGGCTGACAGTAATATTTCAGCGATGAGGCTAAAAACCTGCTTGAGGCGGACTGCATTGTTCGTAGAAAGGACTTTTCCAGCTGCCTGGAGTGAGGTATTCATGGGCACAAAAAAAGACAGCCCCGCAAAGGGACTGCCGTTAGGAGTTGTGATGGTTATGAATTACTTTGCCAGCAAAAAATGCCAGCTATTAATTTTATAGCCTAATCGTAACCTTAAATGCTAAAAATAGACCAGGATAGACCCAATTAAGTTGGCATAAATTTTATGATGGAAGATCCCCAGTGGATCACACGGGATGAGTTTATTGTTCTCTGTGACCGAATTGATGGTTTGGAAGCCTTCATTTCCGCACAGCTTCAGGAAGGCTCAAAAGAGCGAAAAAGGTTGCATCATCAGGTTCTCCACTACATTTTCCTAATTCTATTTGTTCTAGGGATGTTAGCTTCTACGATCTTTTCCACTGTTTTGGAATTCAATCTTGGTGCGGAAAGCTATCTGAGAACTAGGACAGGTCAGCTTGATCTGTTGGATTTTATTCCCCTTGTCTTTGCAGCAGCAGCAATGTTTTCAATGTTGCCTCTTCCCCAGAGGCAAGCAATTTTGGACTTTTTACAGCATTTGCTGATCTGGAAATCGGGAGAGAAGCCACTGCGCTGAATGTGCTGATTGCAAAGGTGGCACAGCAACTTAAATCGAGGTATCGCTGCAAGCAGCCTCGATCCGGACAAAAAGTGTGAATTTTCGTTAATTTGTGCCACTCTTTTTTAGCGATCGGACAAAGCTCAATGTATCAAACAGCAGATCGGCACAATCGATTCCTTGATAAACTTTGGTGGGGTTCTTTCTATGGTTGGCTCCAATCCTGGCTTCCCCAATTTCATGGGAGGAAAAAATATCGTGAAACAGTTCCACCGTTCCGGGCAGTGGTTCCGTCATCCCGGATTGCCGAGTTTCGTGGCGCGCTGCCCCGTACCTCAAATATCGTCCACCACCTCTTTTGTCAAAGGCTTACGCAAAAGACCGCAAAAGCTATGCTGGCAGAGGGATTTAGAGGTCTTGGAACACGACAACCAACACACGTTATTTTTTGTACTGTGCGTTTGGCTCGTGACAAAATTTCGCCTCGCTGCTTGTTCTGCATATATCTCGCTCTTGATGAAATTAAAAGCGTAGATATTCAGGATTGGCTTTCACTTAAAGTAACGCTCTCTCTTCGAGATCGATTGATTGAAAATCGGGAGCGATCGTTTTTGATTCGTTGTCGCACCTCTCGTGAGTTTGATTGGTGTCTAGAAAACCACGAGCTTGATGACTATTGGGTAACAGAAGCATCGGTTTTCTACAGATTTTATCTGCGCCGATTACAGAAAATTGATTCGATTGAAATAGATGAAGGCGAACCAACTAAGCTGCAATGATTAGCTTAGGATACAATTTCAATCCCAAGACTTCCCGTGACTTCGGATGTAACATCAGAAAAAGCTACAACGAACATTCTTGAGTAAAAATTGTTGTTGCTGGTAAGTGGAATAACTGTAGAGCCGCTTAGGGTTCTACCATAGATTTTGTCTGCCTTAAGCTCTTCAAGAATATAGTCTGTTCTTACGCCATTTTCGAGCACCACGATTGCAAGCCGTAGGGTTGTAGCAAACCCGGTGAAGGAATACTGAACTTGATAGCTAATTCGGTAGAAATGCTTTCCGTTATTAGATAACGGAGTAATCGCTTTAGGATTAAGCTCACTACCGTTTGAAATGGTAGCGATCGTAAAATCTGACCCTGATAGGTTCAAAGCTGTTTCTGGACTGTTGGGGTCAACCGTCTTTGCAGGCATTGAGATAATGCCGCCAAACCTCGATTTAATCCATTGAATTGTAGGAACCCCAGACTCATTTGTTGGGCTATTCGTGTAGGTTGGAAGAGGTTGATAAATAAACATTTCTTTTTAATTGAAGAGAACAATTACGTCTAAATTTCCTGGCTGAGTAACTGGGGTGAAAGTATTGCGGGTAGAAGATATCCCGTAGCTAATACCTGAGCCAAATAGAACGCCGCGTTGGCTAAGAAGTTCTGATCCGATTCCAAATACACTGCCTGCATAAACAACGAAAGGACGTAGCTGCGGGCTGGAATTGCCAGCCTCTGGCGGATTGGCTAGATTGAAAAATTGAAGATAGCAGGTGGTGCTGGTGTAGTTTGAGATTGAGAATCCGCACAAGTATCCACTTGAGGTCTTAACCATAGCAGCAGCAGAATTGTTGCTGGGGTTGGAATTATAGACTTGCGGTGAGGGGAACAAACTGCTGATCGCATTCGCCAATGCATCAAGTTTTGCATGAGCAATTGGATCTTTGCGAATCAAAATCTTGGGGTCAACTTCGCTCCCAGCGCCGTCGGCGGCAAGATAGATAAATTCGCCTGTTTGGGGGTCAAGTCCTCGAATTGTCATTTTAGTTGGGGTTTATTGATGTGATGTGGGGAAAATCTGAGTCGGAAAGTTTAACGATCGTCCAGCTTTCACACGGTAATTCATGCCTAGGATAATTTCCTTGATCGAGCAGAATTGCAGCTCGAACAACCTTACGATCGTCGAGTGTCGTTTGGTAACCCACTTTGATAGATCTGGGTTTCTGGTTAAAGACCTCAATTGAAGTAATCTCATTCTCTGGAACAACCAGGAACCAATTTGAAAGCCATTCAAATTGCTGTTGAGAAAACCCCTCGCTAGAGTATGGGGATAACAGAAGAAGCAGTGACGATCGCTCTTCATTTGTTAGCTGAAGCATATTGCGAGGATTGCTTGCTAGATTGAATTGCAGTTCTTCAGGTGTCATACAATTGCCCGTTCAAAGTATTCGTTGAATGATTGGATCGCGGTGTACATCGTGGCGATCTCTGCCTCAGAAACCCCACGATTTAAAAGTAGGGCAAACCTCAATTCGCTGCCGACCATCCTGCCATAATTATCGCCATCGTAAATTGCATAAGACAAAAGCGGGAAATTGAGGTTGATTGAACCTGAAACATCTCTGGTAACGCTGGTAGAACCTGCCAACGATGTGTTTGTGTAAAGTCGCAGGTCGTTACTACTGGAAGCGGTCAACGCAACCATTCCTTGACTGAAATTGGTTGAACCTGTCGCAAATGAATTTGGTGAGCTCGTTTTACCTCCTGACACAATCAGCCCACTCGAAATTGCCGCTGCGCCAAAGCTCATTTCATAAATAAAATTTCGATAGCCTCCAAAAAGGCACTGGTCTCCCACGTTGTATCTAATTGGCGCGCAGTAGATTAATGCTGTAAAGTTCGCCTGATCAATTGATTGAAGTGACCAGTTCATTTCCAGAATTGATGAAGCGGATTGCTTCAATCCCTTGGACTGGGCATAGTCTCCGGCAACAACATTTGTGAGCAACAAATCCTTGTTTGCTCCCGTCAACCCGCCAGACGAATCTAATCGATCGCTCTGAGCAAACAGCGATAATTTTGCAGCATTTAATCCCACTCCAATAATTGGAAAAGCCCCTACTACATTCGCCTTAAACGGTTGCAATGCCCGAATTAGCGGGTCAGCACCTAACGCTAAATCATCTTCGCTCAGTGCCACACTTGCGGCTGTCATCCGATTTTGAAAGTCGATCGTATCGGCATGAAGCGAAGCTTCAGCTCGACCAAGTGCCGAATTGAAAGCATAGACTGCGTTGTAGAGGATAAGCGCCTCAGCCTCGCTCAGCCCCTTGGTCAAAACAGCGGTTTTGATCCGTGCAGCAGAAAAGCTATCAGGATTGCCAATTAGATTTCTAGCTCCCAGATAAAGCGGTCGGGTGGTATTCCAGTCAGTGCCCCGATCGTAGGCTGAGCCTGAAACGAAATTGCCGTTGATATAGACATTTAGAGAGCTTGCTGTCAGTGCGGTTTCAAAAATAAACCCCCGTTTGGTCGCATCAGAAAAAGTATTGTAGAGATAGGAGTTGCCCCCCAAGGGATAAATCAACCCACCGTTGCGGCTCAGTGAAACCTGGACAACCCCAGAGGAAGTATCGAGCCACCCGCCGAGCATTTCGTAGTTAGAGCCTGGGTACTCCCACTCGGAGAAGTAAAAACCTAATCCAAAGTCAGCAGGAGAGAGTCCGGCACCCGTAATACCCGTATTGACGTATTTGCCATTGCCACCTTTTAACCCTCCACTCATTCCTCGCTCAACATAATCTCCTGCAACGTAGTTGTAGCCAGTGGCAGCAACGGTTGTATAGAGAGGCACGAGCGCATCCTGCAAGCGATCGCCTGCAACCGGGTAGAGCGCGATAATTTTACTCTTGACTGACTGAAGGTCGGTTGTCAGTTTGTCAACACTTGCCAGAGTGGACGCTGAAATAGTACCTCCCTGCGCTAATATCCTGGCTCTGTATTCGAGTACTTCAGGATTAATGGGCAGCCTTCCTAATCCTTGTTGCAACGTCAGGCAGCGATTGTAGAAGGCAAGAGACTGAGCATCCGTCATTCCAGTGCCGATCGAGTATTGGATTCCAGCCTGGCTTGAGTTGAGGGAGTGCCCTCGGAAGACATTGATTGCTGAATCAGAAAAGGAGAACTCACCAATCGAAGGGAGCGAGGAGAATGGAACCCCATTGTGATAGAAGGTAACCGCAGATGGGGTTCTGGTAAACGTAAATAGCCCAATTCTGTTGATTGGTTCAGACAGGGCATAGAAATCCTTGCCTGAATAATAGGTCGTTCGATCGAATGACCAACCCAACTCAAGGTTGAAGGCAAAGGCACCAATCAGGTGTTCGTAGTTGTTGCTGAGTCGCTCAGAGTTTGTCCAAGAAGAAAGGTGGGTGTTTTCGTAAGAAAGAAGGTTTGAGGGTAACCCAGTAGAAAGAGATTTCGAGAGAGAAATATCAGGGGCAAGCCCTGTTGTGCGTGAAAAGTCTGCCTCAACAAAATTGACGTTGGTACACTTTGCGGGAGTGCCAGCAATGTAGAAAAGCTTATGTAAAGCAGAGTTCAGGCTATTGCCACCGTAAAAACTGAACTCTCTCAAGATTGAGCTTTGAGGGTTGTTTGGGTCACGCAACCCATCTTCGCACAAGCCTGCGAGGAATCCGTTGACCAACTGGAGATCTTCGTCAGAGATCGTTTCATTGTCGGCAAGTAACCGATTGCGATAATCGATCGTTTCAGGTAGGAGGTCACTGCTGCCTGAACTTGCTGACTTAAAAATGGCATAGAGCAGCCCGATCGCCATTATGCGGTGCCCCCTAACAAGTAATAGGTATTGGGCGCGTATTTAACGAGTTGAGCACCTGAAAATTTGCCTGACAGCTTGATCGGATTCGTCTGATCGTTAATCAGTACAGTCAGATCTTCTGGAGCAATCCAAACCTCCCCAGTTCCGATCTGAATTAAATCAATTTCGCTATCAATTACTAAGTCAATTGCCGAGTTTCCTGTATCGACTGGGACTGTTAGGGTGATTGGAGCAGACGAATTGCACCAAATTTTTCGCCCTTGATCCGAGGAATCCAGATTACGACTTTCAGCCGCGACCGCCCTGGGACGATATGCCCGAATGGAACCAAATTGAATGGCGGTTGCTGGATGAGTATGGTTGACTGGCGATTTCAGGTCCAGCAGGTAATCCAACCCGTAGATCTCAACAATGTTATGGGTATGGTCTTCTGGAGCATACGGCAAATTGTCTTTGCGAATGGTTTTATTGCGGTTACGACCCGTTTCTGAGACGTCGATAACTGGCAGTAGATCAGCACCGTCAAAGTCCTCTTTGCTCAATTTGGTCCAGCTCGAAACGGTTCCTGGATCGCTCATCTCAATCTCCTGTTGATTCTGCTTCTTCGTCTTCGCTGGTGTACCAAATTCCCGACCCATCCTCCACTAGCCAGGGCGTTTCACCATCCTCCATGACGAAGCCACCCGGTGGAATCACGATCGGAGCGGGTGAGCCGAGGATGGGATAGATGTCACCCCATCTCATCCCGTCCTGAACAACATCCCAAACAGTTTCTTGCTGAGGAAGTAGCGTGTTTGGTTGCAGTTCCAGCGGCTGTAACCCTGAAACATCGCCTGGGTCAACTTCTAGCCACAAACAAACGGTAGGAGTGATATGGGCATCCCATATTTCAGGGTTGAGTTCAACGATGTTAGGTGCGACCTTGTTCCACTCACTCGCATGAAGTGAAAAGTGCATCCAGGAATCGTAAGGACCCATTGCTGAACCGATCGATTGCTGCTCTGGTGCAGCAGACTGAATTATGGAGCGATCACTCCAAGGTTGGTCAATTTGGGTTAAATCAATCCGCTTCCACTCTGGTTGATAAGCTTGCAGCTCATCACCACTGCCTAGGCGCTGCACTGCATCCCACGGCAATGCCCAGCTTGTATCATAGGGGGTGCCCCAGCCAAACCAAAGCGGTGGAGTTGCCACCGGAGTTTTGCCAAAGGGTTGAGTAAAGTACAGTCGATTTGAGTGCGCTGGCTGCCATTGCAACCATAAATCGATTGCCTCCCGAACCGCCCATTCTGTTCCTTTAAGCTGCCAATAAGTCCAGGCACGCTGGATAACCCGTCGCTTGTAGGCACTCGTCCAATTTGGGTTTAAGCCCAGCCCCAGCCACTGATCGTTAATTGGAGAAAGCCCAACAATTTGCCCAAACCAATCGAGAAATTCTGCGGGTGTATGCTCTACATCAAAGAAAAACTCTAGTCGGTTGAGACGACGATGAATGTCGTTATATTGAGGTTGAATTGCATCACAAACCTGCTGCAAAACGCCTTTTTCATCGGCAAATCGCGCATAGAGCGGCAAATTTTCGTAGAGAACTTTTGAATAAGGCATTCCAGAAAGCAGAAGACGGACAGAGAATCAGTGCTGATCCTGTCCGTTGGGCTTTAGTAAAAGATGAATTTGCTCTTATCTTAGCCTAAGAATTTTATGTGTTTTAGATTAACTTAGACTTGTGAGCAGCTAAAATTGAACTAAGTCCATTTTTTCTCCTCAATGACACGATCTTTCCTAAAAGACCATTACAGGCACTCATTCGGGTGTCTTTTTTTATATGTCTCTCGCCTACCTTACCGCTGAAGCTGCTCGCGATCGACTAATTCTGATGGGCAAGTACACTGCCGAAACAGCTCCTTCATTAGAATTGCTGGAACTGGGGTTAAGTGATTTGGAAATTGTTGTTGATGGGTGGGCAGGCTATCGTATTGCCCCGACGCAATATACAGAGCGACTGACAACCAATGCCAAGGGTGAAGCCATCATGACTTACTATCCAGTTCTCTCCGTTGAAAATCTGATGTCATTCCAGGACCATGCGGTTGGGATCTCGCCACTACCGATTCCCAAAGTCCAGATTGCATCAATTTGGCGGCAAAATCGGAGGCTATTTTTTAATGTTAGAAACGTACCTTTTGAAGTGACTTATGTGGCAGGCATTGACCCGCTGCCCAGGGAAGTGACGCAGGCGGTTTGGTCCTTACTGCTTAAAGTAATTGAAGAGAGGGCATTGGGGGGAGATCTAAATTTCCTGAATACAGCCGATCGAGAAGTAGCATCAATCAGCATCCCTGGTGGACTGAGCAAATCATTTCGCTATCCCACCAGTAGCTCGTCTGGCAACAGTAATAGGCAACAGCCACAAACCGTTTTGGATAAAATTTTGATGGGGATAGACAAATATCGACGACGGACAATTACGACAAACTAGCTTGATCGGTTCGGACGGTGTAACCAAAAGTGTTTCAAAAACAAAAATGGCTCGATTGGCTATGGCATGTCGATCGAGCCGGATCAAGGTGTTTTCTACTCAATTCAGAATTCCCCAAATTTAAAAATTGATCACGGGATCGGGCTGGGTTGCAAATGTTTGAGACTGTGTTTGCCGCAAGCCTAATTCATGTAGCAATACCTCACCCTGATTCGCTTGAATGCCCCGACGATATTCAATCTGGTATGTTTTGCCTTCCCAGAGCAGTTGGAGATTTGGCTTAATATCCGATCGCTGTAGGTCTTCTGCAGAGATATAGCCAAGGTAACCACCGACCGACACATTTTGTCCAGCGGCGATTGAGAACGATTTCTCTGGAACAATCAGTCCGCGTACCGCTCGGCAAACCAATTGTGCCTGTGCTGGAATGCCATAGTTCACATCATCAGTTGAAGTGGCTTGGCGAACACAAATTTGAATGTCCTGTCTTACCTCGTCTAATAGATCAAGGATTTCTTCAGGCTTAAAGTCACGCATAGGATCAAGAAAGAGAGAAACACTTTTGGTTACACCATCCGAACCGATCGCAATTTTGCTGACAAAAACGGGCGGATCCCTTACTAGAGTCCCCCGTTTAGATTGAAACGTTTCAACCATCTAGCTTTCTCACTTCCTCAATCGCCCACTGGCGCGCCTGCTCAATTTCTGCAGGGCTGGCATCAATGCTAAGTCGATGCTTAGCGATCGTCTTGCCACGCTTTAAGCCTCCCTTTGCAGCTGCCTGCCACTGAAACACGGTGATATTAAATGTGCGGTGGGGATAGTTCCCAAAAGGATATTGGTCTCGGGAATCGTACCAGTCATATTGCCCGATCGATTTGCCTGTTGTATCTGGCTTATAAGAAATTTTGCTGCCTGCACAAACAGATACACAAGCATCAATCTGTTTCTCAATGCGGGCGATCGCCTGATTAACCGCTTTCAGTTTCTTAGTGCGATTATGGATGTTTTCATAGTGCCCTAGTTCATTTGGCTGAATGGCTTTCTTTTTGGTTTTGCCATTTTGTTGCCAGCACCAGAAGGCGTATCCTCCATCAGTGTTGCCGCACTTTTTGCCAGAGCCCTTGGTTGTTGGATACATCGTGAGCCAGCAGCCAGGCTGGACTTCTCCTTGCGCCAGTATTGCGTCACGCTGGGCTTGCAGGTCCTCTAATTTGGCTTGTAGATTATCGAGCTTCTGAGTATGGCGATTGGTTCTAAAAGCCTGGAGCTGTTCTGGGAGAAGGAGCCGTCCCAAGGCATCAATGTCTAGCCAAACTCGCAGCCGTCGATCAACTCCTCCTTCTCCTACCGTACCAACCCGTCCAATATCAGCTTCCATCCCTGGTTCTGCCCAGAGGACTTTCACTCGATCACCAATCCTAAATTCTGGAATTTCGCGCCACTGCCAACTGTGTTGATGCGTTTGGTAGACCGCGATTCTGGGGCAACTTGCTTGGATTGCTTCCCGCAGTTGTCTTTGCTCTGCCAATGTGTGCTCAAGCTTGGGCTGTGCCAGGTGGGCTCGCCGAGGATTGGTTAAATCCTTCTTCAAGTCATAAGCTTGCGACTCCAGCACGTTGAGTCGGAAACAAGCCCAGGCTAATTGTTCTTCAAGGGGAGCCTCAGCAAGGGCAGCAAAATCTGATAACTCAGAGTAACGGCTAATATCCTGCGCCGCAGGAGCCGTGAAAGGTGCTAAGATCATGGTTGAATTGTATTTTTTGCAAGAGGGAGTCGCGGTTGCAACGCTTCTCCCTAATTTTTTGCCTGCTTTTATCTTAGCCGATTCCCTTAAAAGATAAAACGCTTTTTGTTTTACCGTCCGAACCGCTAAACAATTGTCGCCGATCGCAGCTGCTCCACCTTGCGCGTATTGAGTAGAAAAACTTCCTGGGTTAGCTTTTGATTGACAGGTCGCAGCCACAGGTTTACCCCCATCTGCCCGGGACGAACATTAACAACCTCAAAACTTTGTATCGTGCTACCAGAACCATAGCGAATCACGTCATGCTCTTTAAGCTGACTTGCAAAAACCTGCATTGCTTTTCCTCAAAGTAGAATTAACGATTTGTTCGATCGCCTGATACTGTGGCGATCGAGCTGCCATCCGAGGTAGAACAACCCAATCAAAGACCGGATTGGGCAGGAAGACGACCGCATAGAGGCTATGTCTCCCCGAAACGATGCGAAGTCCATAGCAACCACTTTGAAAAGGTTGCAGTGCAAATCCGGCGGTATTGAGAGCAGACTGAAGACAGCGGGATTCTACCTGAATGAGAGCTTCCAATTGCATTAAATTTTACAGGCTAACATAAAACTTTTAACCTTTTTGACTGCTTTAATTGCTTCTTTGCAATAAAACGCAACTAACGAGAAAGCGGATTGCAGCGACGATTGGCAGTGCGACGAAACCATACCTCATACTCGTTGAAGCAATTCTTGTGATAGAAAAACGGCATCCGCTTACCATTCAGTGAAATTGAATCTGACAATGAAACGGGATTGGTACACCAGGCACAGGAAGTGTTAGCCATAGGTTTTGACGTTCAAAAATCTACTGGTTGTGGGATCGAACAGCATTTTGCAGGTTCCGGTTGCACCTGCGCGAACCTTTGCCACAATCAATTCAATGATTCCCCTGTCAGAAGAATCGGGATTGTAGTAGTCGTCCCGGTAGAAAAACATGACTCGATCGCTGTGGTTGGCGATCGCTCCGGACTCATACAAGTCGTCGAGAGTGGGGCGTTTGTTGGCACGGGTTGAAACATCTCGACGGATTTGGGAGAGTGCCAGAAAGGAGGTATTAAATTCCATCGCAATCTGCTTACAGCCCCAGGTAATCCGGTTGAGTTCGCGGGCGCGATTTTCTTTGTCCTCCTGACCTTGCAGGAGTTGTAAATAGTCCAGCACCACTAACCCAATTCCGTTGGGAGCCGGAACCCGGCGCAGAATTGATCGCATCTGGGTGTAGCTGGGGTTGGAGCAGTCATAGATGTAAATGGGCTGCTCAGCCAAATGATTGCTGCCTTGCAAAATCTTTTCCCAAGTCGCTCTGTCGTCTTGGGGAATTTGCCGAAATCGGATTTTCATCGAGTTCACAAGCGTGACATGTGCCAAAAGCCTTTCAGTGTATTGCTTTTTCGGCATTTCACAAGTAAAAATAACTGTTGGCAGTCGATGTCTTGCAGCAATGGCATAACTGAGAGCAGTACCGTAATGCGATTTCCCCATACTGGTTGCACCAGCTGCAACCGTTAACTCTCCAGGGAAATATCCACCAGTTAGCGCATCGAAATCTAGATGTCCCGTTGTTAGCCCTGGGTAAAATCCTGCTTCTAAATCGATATAGAGTTCATCGCAAATCTCTCCAACCGGTGTTGCCGAGAGTTGAGCCGTGTTAAGAGATTGATTTACGGCATAAAGCTTTTGCTCAGATAGATCGAGTATTTGCTCGACTGGTTGTGTTCCATCATAGGCAATGGACTGAATTTCATGGCTAACCTCGATCAGCCGCCTGCGAGTGTATTTGTCCATCAAGAGCGCAGCATATTGGTCAATGTTGACCGCAGATACCACGCTTCCCATCAAATCTGCCAGGCGAGCTTGCCCGCCGATTTTTTCGAGCAACCCGTGATCATGTAACCAGGTTGCAACCTGCATAATGTCCGGGTTTTTTCCCTGATTGTTCAGGCTTAACGCGGCTCTAAAAATCTCCTGATGAGCAGAGATATAAAAGGCTTCAGGAAGCAGAATGTCTTGCACTCGTTCGATCGCTACAGGATCAAGAAGAATTCCCCCTAAAATGACTTCTTCAACGTCGATGTTGTGGGGTGGCAGTAAATCTCGATCGCCTGAGAAAGAAACGACCTTGGCAGAATTAACCATAAGTTACACCTCCGATCGGCTGTTTTCGCAGTTCCTCCAATGCGGCTTCTAACATCAGCTCAGATTCTGTTTTGGGTCTTGCCTCGTTGGACTCACTTGGTTGCTTTTGATGCATAACATCCCGCACATACTTCAGACTTTCAGGGCGAATCAAATTACTGAATTTGCTAATTGCAATATTGCCGCTCCGGCCCAGCCGCTCACGTTTGTGCTGAAAATAAAACTTGATCAATGCTTCAATGTCACAAGGTGGTTCATCGACGTAGAGCATTGCCCAAACTCGTTTTGCCTCATCATGGGAACCGGGCGACACATCACAGCCTCCCTGCTGCAAGGAAAGGTACTCGGCGTAAGCTTGCTGCCAAACGGCAGTAAATCGCTCAGCATGCGGGATTGGCGGCTCTGATTCGGGGATACAGGGCTTCCAGTAGGGTTCACCGCCATGCCTGCCCAATAAAAACCCATCTACGTCAGGCATCTCGATACACCGATCGCCCCGTAGAATTTTGTCATCCGTCTGCTTGTTCCAGACCAAACACCGCTCCCAGAACGCTTGATAGAGTTCCGCTTCGGAATCAAACTCCCCCTCCTCCAATTGGATCTGAACCATCCGAGCGAAGTGAATCGCTGCCATTGTCTGATCCGCATAGCGGTTTCGCACCGATCGATAGCGCTCCTTCCACTGGGGAAACCAGGCTTCAAAAATAGCAACCCCTTCCGGCGAAACATTGGGCAGTGCGGCGACCTTATTGACCCCTGTATCCGGTAGGAGATATTTCTCCTTGTCTATCTGTCGTTTTGTTTTTTTCACCTTCGTAGAATTCGTCCCGCCAGAAAGAGTCTGAGCCGATCGGCTTTGTGGCTCTACAGTATTGGGCTGAACAGGTGAAATTAATTCAGGGTTGAAATGCAACTCAACGTTTGAAGGTAGTTCAACTGGTATAGAGCCAGTAGAGGCGTCGATCGCGCTGAGTCTACGCAATAAAGTATTTCTTTCTTCAATACTCTGGTTTAAATCAAGATCTTTAGTTACTTCTACATCCTGATCTACATATACATATTTAAAGTGATCATCCGAAGATCTAGCTTCAGAGATTTTTTGTAGACTCTCAACGGAAGAATGCGGGTTTCGTCCATTTTGCACGACTAGATCATCCGAAGATCTAGCTTCTAAATCGTTAATTTGCACTAGATCTTCGGGTGATCTAGGGGGCAAGCTCGAATTTTGCAGTAGATCATCTGAAGATCTAGTTTTCTTCTTGGTTATCCCCTTGGGTCGCCCCTGGCGGATATTGCTGGAAGCAAAGTTCTCTGGACGTTTGCACCACTCAGTTCGTTCTGAGAAAAAATAGCAATTTGCTTCTTTAGAGGCAGTAGTTGATTTTTCGATGTGGATTAAACCACAGGCTTCAATCTCAGCAATGCCATGAAAAACTGCGCGCCGGAGAACAGCAGCAGAGGCATTCGGGCGATCGGGCAGAATACAGCGTTTAGCAATTGCAGCCAAGCCAATTTTTATCCCTAGCCGTTCTTGCCCCTGGCGATCGACCATAGGCTTGGCGAGTTCTCTCAAATCGTAGAAAATCCGAAAGGCAACAGTACCTATGCCTAGCAATCCCATCTCAAAAGCAGTTGGAATGTCGGGAGTACGTTTTCTTTGGAGTGGCACAATGTTTAGATGACTAGCCGCTACCATACTCCGCCTCCCTGTTGTGTAGAGCTTAGGAAGGAGCAAGCTTGCTGCGGGAAAAGCTTGCTAAATCTTTTAACTTCGTTCATAATTTCCCTCAGATTTGGATAATTATTTGTAGGTTCGGAGGAGGCACTTCCGAACCAAGTTTTTATAGAGATGCTATACAGCTACCTTTCGAGTTGTTTTTTTTAAAGCGTTACGCAGCCTCCGGTTTACCTTTTGTTCAAGCTGAGCCTGTTGTCTGCGCTCTCGAAAAGCACGTCTCACCTCGTCAAATGGCACCCCTGTCATCTCGCTAATGTGGTCTAACGTTGCGATCGACATTTGGGCATCTGGTTGGTTAATCCATGCGGAAAATTGGCTAGGATAATAGCCAGTTAACTCTGCCAACAGTGAAATGCTTCCCCAGCGGAGATCTTGATAGCGCAACACAAGTTTATGCTTCTTCTTTTCCTTAAAATAGTAACATTAGCCTGTAAAATGTTACTCCGCGCTACAGTGGGGATTAAATTTTTCGACGTTTATCTAAAAAATAATCCTGAAGGCTCTAGATTCGGTAAAATCGGCATAAGATAGGATTTATTTTGCGTTTGATGAGCACAACTACCCGCCAACGAACAATCTTTTCCCTTGCATTAGAGGAAACTCTAGAAGAGTTTTCTTTGATCGGCTTGGATATTGTGGCAGGCTGCCGCAGTTATTTGGCTTCGGGTCTCACAAACGGAAAACTTTCAGATATCAAGCTTGGGACCTCAGATTCCCGACTGGCGAATTTAGAAGCAATTTTGCTATCGACCCACTTCATCTGCCCTGAAGCAGTTAGTTTTTTCTGGGAACGAGTTGCTGCTCTTTTGGTGGAGCGATCGGCTCAGATTAAATCTGGAGACTTGTCACGAGAGGCGATGGCATCGCTTTATGCAACACAGCGGAAAACTAAATCAGCTGAGCGGACGGCAGAGCCAGAATTGAATTTGCAAGCTGTTCTCTACCGAGAGATTGAGGAGCGAGGGTTTGATCCCATGGAAGAAACTCAACAGCGCCAGTTCACAATGCAAATCCTTCAAGAGGAAGGAGCTGCAATCCCTTTGAAAGTGCTGAAGCAAGCCTTAAACGGTTCCCCAGTGGATGCTCATTGGTTGGAGCAGTTTGCCATGTTTCTAAAAGATGAAGATGGCGGTTTGTATTCTCCTTTAGAGCTTGCAAAGCTCCAGGAATATCAAGTAACGGAGGGGGTAACTCCTGTGGCTACCCTGCTCAGGCGTGAATTTGCTTTGCGCCGCCTTAGCCCAGAGAACCGAATGGATATCAAGAAATTCCGAGATTTAACAAAATCGCCGGAAGGGAAAGGTATCCCAATCAAAGTCTTCGAGGCAATCCTCCGGGGAGATGTTCTTGAGGTTGAGCAGCTTCAGGATCTAGCTCTTTTGTTCAAGCAGACAGGCAAAGAACTCTATCAATTGCAGTTTAAGCCCCAACCTAAGACGCCAGAATTCAAAACTCCCCTAGCAAAAGCTTTGTGGGAAGAATTTAAGAAGCGAGGTCTTGACCCAACCGATTCGGCTGATGTGAAAAAGTTTTCACGGCTTTTCAAAGAAGAACTAAATCTGAGCCGTGCCGTCCCTGTCAAAGATCTTGAGGCAGCCCTAGCAGGAAAGCCAATTAAAACGTTATGGCTTGGTCAACTTTCACAGATTTTGCCTTTTGATGTCAACCAGCTAATCTCTATGAGTGTGAGTTTGGATACGACTCTTGCTAACGTCTAAAAATATATGTCTTTACGCTGTCTGGTCGTTCAAGAGATGAAGGCGCGTGGGCTGGATTCCACTAGTCAGGATGATCAGCAAAGATTTTGCGATATGGCGTTAGAACTGGGGATGGTCAATGGGATTCCAATTGAAATTCTCCAATCAGTTTTGCGTGGAGAGATGATCAACATGCTATGGCTCGGGCAATTTTCCCAGCTAATCTACAGACCCGATCGGATCGATCGCTATACCGTAGATGAACTGTATGAAATTCAGCAACAGGAGTGCGAAGATTCCTTATTAAGGAACCCTGAGCAGCTAAATTAAAGTGCGACTGGCTCACATTTCTTGGTAATTGACAACCGGCTTGGGATGCCAAAGTATTCCTTCAAAAAGAAAATATCGGCAACAAAGTTGCACTTTTGGTTAGGAACAATTTGCCTGGAATCAGGATCGATTTGCCCTGTATAAGCAACATATTCAAAATTAGGGATATAAACATCCCCTTTATCTCTGTAGCCATACATTCGCTTCAGTTCTTTTGGCATCTCTCCAGGGGTATCGTCTTCCTGCTGCCATAAAGGAGTAATGTTGTAGCCGCTCCAAAGCCCAGAAGGAATTGGAGAAAATCGAACAACGCCTGCCCCTGCCCATACAACACAATTGTCTTCATCTCGAACAACTGCAAAGCTGTTGTTGGATGCGGTTGCCATGATCAGGATGTCTTTTTCCCGAACTGGCGATTCGCTTTCAACCAAATCAAAGTTCATTGCATGTTGAATAGTTTCTTTTACATTGAAATTATAAACAACAGGATGCCCGTCTATTTGAATCACATTGCACCAATCCAAATAGCACACTGCATTGTGCGCCAGGAGCAAATAATAGCTCCATAACTGCTCTGCTGACTGAGGCGAGGTTTTAATTTGTAGAGTGCTTCCCTTACGAGAAAATTGGCAGGGAAGTAAGAGTTCTGGTAATCCTACCCCGGCAATAAATTTTGGTATCTCGGGCAACATAGGCTCAGGCTTAAAAAGATAATACCAAAATTATTGTAAATCGCTTACATCAAGCTAGAGAAGCAAATTAGCCAAAAATTTTTATTTGCGTGTGTAAGGCATTGGAACAGCATTTTTAATCACAACCAATCGACAAGGAAATCCGAAGTAGAAATTTAAAAACCAAATATCGCACACGATCTGCCAAGACCTTTCACTTGGCGTGATCGCTTGAGTTTGGGTGTTGAATTGCACACCTCTGGTAATTAACTCAAAATCAGATAAATGATGTCTGCCTGCACTGTTCAAGTAGCTCATCCTGCCAAAACTAGGAAAGGGCTTACCATTGTCGCTGCTGTGAAACCTAGTTAGATCTTGACCGACCCAATAAGTTGCCGGAATCCCAAACACTTCTTCAATCTGCCCTGCTTGAATGACATGATTATTATCTTGCCGAACAATGATAAAAGGGTCGTCTCCGGTGATTGCATCAAGCAATATTGCTTTTTCGTGATACAGTTCGGGGCGATCGAGGTTAAAAGCTGTGTCGATGGTTCTGGCTTGCATATTGATATTCAGCAGACAAAAGATATGAGTGAAATTACGCTATCTAGATGAAAAACTCCGCAGATGCACTTACTAAGAAAAACAATAAGCAAATTAACTATTTGATGATTGCGAAAAAATACGGAAAATCAAGCCCTACTGACTTTGTAGTTCTCTTAATTGCGGGTTTTACGAAGGGAAAAACTTTACAGCAGATTAAAGAATTCTTTAATCTGCTGTAAAGTTTTCTGCTGAACGCTCTCTTTCAAAGGGTTTGTTGTAAGCCAAGCTTTAAGAATTATTTCAAATCCATCTATCCTTTAAAAGGAAAAAATATCTTTTAAAGGATAGGATTTACTTCTTAAGGCTTACCCCTTAAGGTAAAATTAATCAACAGCTAAATAGTGTAATCACCCTTCAACGAGGCTTTTCCCCTAGCGGGAGAAGTCTCTTATTGTTTGTATCCAGGAATCAACGATGGCTAAATCAAATAGTGGCTTTGCTCCCCAGGCAACAGACGAACTCCCAACGGCAACGATCGACGCAGTGCCGCTTGGGGAGCTTCGCATTGATACGATCGCATTCTCCGAGATGGAGCAAATTCTTCCAGTTGGCATTTTCTTTGAAGGAGAGCGGCTGCAAAGCTTTACGCTTCATCCCTATAAGACTAAGTACGATCGCTTGCTGGCAACTTTAATCAATACGCACAAGAGCAAGGCGGTCAAAATCCTCGGGCAGTTTCTCCCTCAGATTGTCGCGACCATTGGCGGCTACCCTGTAACAGACCTTGCCTCAAAGCTGTCCTTGAATCTATCCCTCTTCTTTGAGCGGATGTGTTTTGGTGATGTCCTGACACTGTTGCTCCACATTCGTAAGGCTGCACAGGGGACAATGATTGCAATGGAAGCAGACTGTGAGGCTTGTGGTACCAAGAATAAAGATAATCCTGCTAAAGGTGGATACCATACGCTGGACGGTTTGGATGTACCCCTGGTTCACGACTTGAAGTCAAAGCCTCTCTTTGAAGTGATTCTCCAGGACGGAATTGATATTCCTGGTGAAACGATCAAGCGTGTTCTGATGCAGCCGATGAAACTTCATCACATGGCAAAGCTCTCTGAACCGCAGTCGGTAACAGATATTGAAATGCTCTACGCGATGGTTGTTGCCCTTCCAGATTCAGCAACCTACGGGAATATTCGGGGGCAAGTCTTCAGCGACGAATTGTATGATGAGCTGACTCTAACCGACCTCGGAATTTTGCGGAAAGCAATGGAAAAGCTGCAAATCGTTCCTGACATGAGCCTTGAGATGAACTGTGTTCGTTGTGGGCATGAATGGAAAGCGGCAGTTGCCTGGGGGAACCTTCGGCAATTTTTGTTTGTCCCTCCTGAATCCGCCGAATGAGGAATACCTCAATGAAGTAGCGTTTCTGCTGTCGGTTGGAGAACAAGCTCCGTTCAAAGATGCCACCGCGATCGATGAGCTGACTCCAAGCCAACGGGATTTCTGGGTTAAAAAACTCAGTGATCTCTACCGCCAGCAACGCGAAGAAATGGAACGTGCTCAAACCAAACAACGTTCTTCCCATCGCTAGTTTAGAAATCTAATCCCTATCCAATCCCTAACTTAAATGGTCGCCGCCACCACTTCTCTTCTTCCTACCGATCGTCACAGTGAACTTCTAAGAGCGATCGCGCCGTTGATCAAGCAGATGCTGCTTGAGACTAACTCTCCCAACCAGGAAACGAGTCTCAAACTGCTGTTTTATCATCGCCGTAGCTCTGCCAACGGTAAGCGCAGTGCGGATGAAGTCCAGATTTGGGACTGTCCATCTCATAAACAGGTTTATTCCTACAGCCGGGGGGATGTGAAGAAGCCTGCTCGACTTACAGGGATAACGGATGCCATTTTGAGAGAGAGGGTTGATCAGGCAATCTGTGTGACACGTAAAGAGATTGAGCAAGCCTGGACATTTTTGCAAAACTCTAATCGAGACTGCCTGAATTTGGTTCTTAAATTCAAATCTTGCCGCATGGTTGGCGTTGAGTGGGTTGTAAATCGGAAGATTTGGTCACCTGATGAGGAACTTTAAAGGTGGTTTGGATGGTAAATCAAAAAGTGTTTCTTGTTCAGATAGATCCACATAAACACTTTTTGAAATGTCATCCGAACCAACTGAAAACTAGCTTAAACACTGACGCAGCGGCTTGATTTGGGCATACTTGAATCAAGCCGTTTAGTTTTCTTAAGAAAGTCTGTAAGGACGATCGTTGCTAAGGTTTAGACGTTTGTGCCCAGTTTGAGTCCTGCTGATCAAGAAGATAAGTTTTGCCTCGAATACCTCGACTGTTTCGATCCAGGCGAGGCTTGTATTCGTGCTGGGATTCCCGTCGCTAATCGCTCTGAGGCGGCGATCGTGGGGGGAAAGCTGCTCACAAATGCTAACGTGCAAAAACGATTAAGAGAGCTTTCAACAAGCACAAGTGAGATCGATCCGCAGCACAAAGAGTTTTGTCGGCAGTATATTCAGGATTTTAATGGTGGAGCTGCTTATATCAGAGCTGGTTACGAGGTCAGTTCAGCCGTTGCCAGAACAAATGCTTCCCGCCTGCTGAAACGACCCGACATTCAAACTTATTTACGTGAACTGACAGGTTCGATCGCTCTTGAAGCAGAGCTAACTCAGACCTGGGTGCTCAAACACCTGAAATCAAGGGTCGAAACAACCATTGTTGATGTTGCAGACATTTCCCCTTCTGGCGAGATTTCAATCAAAGACCTCAAGAAGTTACCGCGCCATGTGCTAGGGGCAATTCAGGAAATTTCTAACACCTTAGATGAACAGGGACGACCACAGATAAAACTTAAAATGAAATCTGGGGATAGCGAGTTGCGACTGCTGGCGAAATTCACTGGGGTTGATAGTGACTGGAACAACTGGCTCCGTGTGGCAGATAAATACGGTTATGAAATGCGGCAGACAGACTATGGCTGGGTCTTGATTCACCAGTCAAAGCGCGAACTGTTTAATGAGGCGATCGATGTTGATTCAGAGCCGATCGAATAAGTAGTTCGGACGGTGCTGCAAAAAGTGTTATCGCATCTTCTCGACAATATCTCTGAGGGCATCGCGCACCATACGTTCAAATTCGGGCTGCACTTCCTCTGCTAATCGACGAGCGGCGCTAGAGGTATCGCTATCGCTGACAACAGTAATATTTTGAATCGTCAGTTGCACCGTTACACTCACGCCTTCCGGTAACTTTGCCTGCTGTGCTGGAGCAATCGGGGTCTGAGGAATTGCCGGAGGTGCGATCGGTAAGAGTTGCAGCGCTGATTTAGCCGGAGTACCTGACAGTAAAGCCTGCACAAAGCTAGATTGCTGTTGCTGCATGCCGCCCATCAGCGAGGCGATCGGGTTTTGACCCTGATTCATCGCGTTGAGCCAGGGCATAAACATTCTCGTTGCCGCTGCTCGCATCACAAACTCGCCATTACTGAGCATTGCCGGAATTCGATCGCTTGTGCCACCGCCTGCACCAGAAACTAAGCCCGGATTTGTGACCAAACCTCCAGAGGCAAATTTCTGCGGCTTCTGAGTGGGCTGTGCCTGTTCTTGCTGTCCACTACCGAACAGGAAACTCACAACTGAGCCAATTCCCTTGCCGATCGTTTCCAAAAACCAGCGGATGGGAGCCGGAATCAGATTGTAAATGGACTGGAGCGCGCTGCCGATGAAGGAAACGATGCTGCCAATCACGTTGAAGATTGTACTAATTACAGCAACGACAATCTTTAAGGTAGTCGCCACGATTTGAATGGGTACAGCCAGTCCCCGAATCACAGGGCTAAGAACAGCTGCAACAAGCTTAATGATGAGCGAGATTGCCTTAAAGATGACCTGAATAATTCCCGCAATAACCCGAATTGGGATGAGGACTGCTTTAATGACTGCTTTAATTCCAGCTCCAAAGCTATCGCCGCCCGCAGCTTTTCCTAGTAGTGGGCTTAGGGCATCTCGTAAAGTTGTGCCAATTTGGGTAATCGCATCAAACATCGGTTGAAATGCTTGCGCGATCGACTGCAACGCACCCCAGACACTACCGAGCACATCCATGAAAACATCTTTGACGCCTAGCCCAATCTGGATGATGCCCATCACGACTCCTGCCACAATGCGGAAGGGCACAAGCAGGGCTTTAAAGATTACTCCACCGACCACGACCAGCGCCTGCATAATCAGTCCGATCGCTCGCAGCAATACGCCAAGTACTGCGGTGATGAGTTTAGTCGGAATCAGCAAGATATTGACGAGCGCACTAATTGCTGTACCCAGTCCACCGACCTGCCTTTGGCTTTGATTGAGGCTGCTACTGAGTTGAGCAAACATTTCAGAAAAAGGCTGAAAGGCAGAGACAATAACCTGTTTGATTGTGCCGAAGGTTGTGCTGATATTTTCAGCAATGATGGCGAAGCTCGAGTTCCAAGCGGCGACAACTCCCACTAACACCCCTTGAATTACACCCCACAACATTTTGAAGGCAATGACGATTGGGGAGATCGAGAAGGAGAATTGAGCAAACTGCACCCCTAATGCCACCACTGCTTTGATTCCATTCCAAATTTGGGCAAAAAAGTCCTGAATGCCCTGCATGACCCCAGACATGGCATCCCCCATGCCACCCCAATTATTTTTGAATGCCTGCCAGAGCAAAACAACAGCTCCAACAACTGCCCCGATTGCCAGAACGACCGGCATGATGGGTGCGAGAACGGCTGACCATGCCGCCGTTGCCGCTACTGCAATCCCTTCAAAGCTGAGAGACAGCAACCAGTTCCAACCCATCAAAATGCCATTCCAGACCACCGCTGCTTTCGATTGAATGCTGTACCAAAGCATTGTCAATCCTGCTTCGGTCGTTGTTCCGGCAACAGCTTGATTGCTGGCTGCCAATAACCAGTTCCAGGCTGTAGACACCTGTTTCTGAAGGGTTGCCCCAATCATTGCGAGTCCGGTCTCAGAAGTTGCCCAAGTAATCGCTTGCTGGCTGGTTGCTACAAGCCAGTTGGAGGCAGCAACCATCCCGTTATAGGTGGTCGCAGCTTTTTGTTGTATCTGATTCCAGAGCATTGCTAAACCCGACTGCACTGTGGCGCTGGACAGGGCTTGCTGACTCTGAACCGCAACCCAGTTGGAGGCAGAAACAACCCAGTTTGAAGCAGCGATCGCCTTTTGTTGAACCGCCGTGAGCATCATCGCTAGTCGAGTTCTCAGGCTTGTCGCTGCAACCATCTCGTTGCTTCCGGCAAGGGCAAGGTTACTGGCAGTCATTTCAACATTCGTGGTGGCTGTCACTGCGGCACTCCCTACGATCGCTGCTTTGAAGACTGGAATTGCCTGCGTTACCCCAAGAAAGCCATCAATCATATCGGTAAGGATAAACAGTGGGGCTGCTAGTTGGGGGGCAAAGTTGGAGAGGGCAACCCCTAAAGAACTGATGCCGGAAGTGGTGGCATTGAGTGCAGTTTGGGTTCGAGATTGTATCGTCTCAATTCCAGATTCAGCGGTACTGAGTTGTTGAGTGAGGCTATCCAAATTGGAACTGGAGGCTGAAGAGGAGATTTGGGGTTGGGCAATAGAGACTGAAGGGGATTGCTGAACTGCACGGGATTCGGGGATAAGGGGAACTGCATTGATGATTGGAGCTGCTTGAATATCAGGAACGATCGCCTGCGATTCCAGAATGGGTGATGCCGCAGGTGCAACCCCTTTTTGTTTCCGGCGAAACAGACCACTCATCATCTCGGCTGGTTTGCTGAGGGTAGTGGTCATTGTGCTAGATAGCTTCTCAAACCAGGCTTGCACCTGAGAAACAAACTCTCTAGCAGCATTAAGCATCTTGTCAAAGACATCAACTTTGACGATTTGCCCCAGCCCTTCAAAAATGCCACGAATAACTTGTGCTCCACCTCCAAAAATGGTTTGCATTCCACTCATCAATGAATCAGCCGCTTGCTTCATCCCTGCGGCCACAACTTGCCAGCCTGCCAGAATGCCGGAGAAGTCACCCATCAGGGCTGCCGGAACGCTGCCCAGAATCTGGAACAGTCCTTTGAGGACCTGTAAAACTGCCTTAAACCCAGAGACTGCAATCTCTACCACTCCCTGAATGACGCGCCATAGTCCGCCGAGAATGGTGCGAATGCCGAGGAAATTCGTTGCAACTGCCAGAGCTGCTAAAGCAATGCCAGCCATGATCAGCGCGATCGGGGCAAGGGAGGTGAGCGAGGAAACACCAAAAGCGACTGATGCCAGGGTCATGCCTTTAAAGCCATTGCTGACTTGCCCAGCTACAGTTGAGGCAGTTTCGCCAAATGCACCGATCGAGTCACTGAGTTGATTCGGAATGGTATCGGGCTGAATTGCTCCTACCATTTGCTGACCCACATCCTGCGCTACTCCAGGTAACGTTGAGAGATCACCACTGATGCGTTGAACCGCGCCTTCCCAGGAGTCAGGAATCACGATGGTTGGATTGTGATTCAAGAAGCCAATAATCCGCTTGCCTGCTTCGGCAGCCAGATTAGGCAAGCCGCCCATCAGTCCGCTAAACCATTGCTGAAATCCTTGCCATGCACTCTGAATCTGGTTTTTAGCAGCAACAAAGGGAGCAATTAGGAAAGAGCCGATTGAACTGGCAACTCGCACTACCGTTTGAATCGCTGCACCAAACGTATTGCCAATCAAATCAGCAATTCCCTGAACGACCGCCCCAATGAGCTTGAATGTGCCTGTCAAGGCTTTACCAACACCCTGCACGAGCGATCGAATGCCAAGGAAGTTTTGTTTGAATGCCTGGTATAGCAAATAGCCCACTGCAATCACCGCAGCAATCCCGGCAATAATCGGCAACAGTGGACCCGCAATTGCAGCCAGCGCGGTTGTCGCAGCAGTGCCCAAGCTACCAAAGAGCGGAATTATGCCACTGACCAGTCCCCCTAATTTGGGTAACAGTCCGCCAACAGCTCCCCCCAGTCCCTTCACCTTGGGCAATAGCCCAGTAAAGAACTTTTGAGTTTCAGGCAGTGTTTCGGAGAGAGTCTGCGATGTATCGACTAGATCAGACAGCATGAACAGCGGAGCGGCAGCTTGAGGTGCAAAGTTGCTCAATACCATGCCGACTGAACTGAAGCTGCGTCCCATTGCGTAAACACCCTTGCCGCCCAATGCCTGATTCAGGCTTTGCCCGATCGCGCCTAATTTTGTTTTGGCAGCGGTCGCGGCTTGCTGGGTTCCGGCAGTAATTTGAGTTGCAATCTGCTGACCTGTGACTTGGGCATGTTCGGCAACACCTGACAAATACGCCTGAATCCGTTCGGCGGTCATCTGCCACTTTTGGCGAATCTGAAATGTCGGACCCGGAGAGTTTTCAGCAAGGTTGCTAATCATCTCCTGCCCGGTTTCTTTCGACTTGCCGCGCATGAAGCCGAATACGTTTTTTACCTTGTCACCCAAACCACCCCACAGCGACTTAATTTGCTCGATCGCTGCCTGAAAAATGTCGGGAAGGGTTTTGGCAAAATCAACGAATCCTTGCAGGATTGGCACATCATCGAGCGTGGTAAGGGTTTGCCAGATCGATCGGATCTGAGCAATTCCGGCTGCGATTACCTCTTGAGTTGCGCTGATGACCCCACGTACTCGATCGCTGACTCCTTCCAGACTGCTCAGGTCAGGTAAAGGAAATTTGAGAGCCAGACTATTCCAGTAGTTCTGTACCTGCGATATCAGCGAGTGAACGCGATCGGGGATTGTTTGCAGAGCACTCAGCTTAATTTCAGGGAAAGGGAGATTGAGCTTTGTCCAGGTTGCCTGAATTTGAGCGATCGTGCTGCTAATGCGCTCTGGTACGTTAAGCAGGTTGCTCAAGTTCAGTTCAGGCAGTCTTAAGGTGAGGTTCTGGAAAAATCCTAGAATTTGTTGAGCAGTGGCTTTGGTTCGTTCTACCACCGGCTGCAAACTGCTTAGATTGATTTCTGGCAAATGCAGGTTCCAGCTTTGCCAAGCCGACTGGATTTGAGTAATCCCTTTTTGTACTTGCTCTTTAATAATGTTGAAGATGCCAGCCACGCGATCGGGGAGCTGCTGTAGATCTTGCAGATTGGGTAAGAAGGGTAAGTTGTGAACTGCGGCTGTGACGTTCTGCCAGGTTGCTTTCAGCTTATCCCCAGCAGTGGTCACGATTCCCGGCAGTGATTGAATCCCATCTCCCACTAACTGAAATGTTCTACCCAACCCCGTAACGATTGCACTGGCTCCCTTAAATACCAACTCGATCGCTTGACCTAACCCCTGGAATAGTCGAATGAGTCCATCAACAATGCCGCTGACAACCTGGTAGGCTCCTTCAAAGATTTGCCCGACTCCGCGTCCAATGCGATTGAAAGCTTGCTTGATCTGGCTGGCTCCGGTTTGGAATGACTCAACTAGCGAACCAAATCCGGCTTGCATCTGCGAGGGGTCACCTCGGAAAGCAGCGGGAATGCCTCCCAGGATTTGAGCCATGCTGCGGGCTGCATTAATGACAGTCGTAATCAGGGCGGTCATGGTTTCCAACCCACCTCGCACCGTATTAAACAAGCCTGTAACAATTTTGAACACGCCTAAAATGGCAGTCCTGACTCCCAGGAAGTTTGTGGCAATCGCCAGTGCTCCTAAACCGATCGCTCCCAGAATCAGAATGATTGGGCTCAGAGAAAGCAGTGAGGTTACACCGAAAGCAATTGCAGAGAGGGTTGCAGCGTTTAAACTATTGCCTGCCTGTTGAACGGATGCCTTCAACTGCTTGCCAATGCCCTGAATTCCCTCGTTCAAGTTATCAAGCGTTACGTTGGACATCAATGCTTGCACCTGTGCCACGAATTCTGCGACTCGCTGATGTAGCTGCCCAAAGGCAGTCTTGGCACGATCGGCAAGTGGACTGAAGACAGAGGTAAAGGCAGCGATACCCTGCTGTTGCATCTGGTCAGTTTCGGCTTGCCATGTCTGCCCTAGCTCTTCCATTCCGGTTTTAATCTGGGCAATTTGAGGTGGAATGGTGGCAAGTCCAGGAGCAGTCGAAGCGAGGATAGGGGGTGCTGTAATCTGAGAAACAGGGGCAATTGTGGGCTGAATCGTAGGGCTAGTAATGGTGGGAATTGGAGCAATGGTGGGTTGAATTGTGGGGCTAGTCATTTGGGGGAGGTCGATCGATTGCCCCATTGCAGTGAGAGAGCCAATCTGCTCTTTAACTTTCTGGACCGCAGCTTCCCATGGAGGGGGTACTTTTTTGGTTGGTGTGTAGAGTGCTTGCTGTACCTTCTTGCTGGCATCAGCTGCTTTAATCGGCAATCCATTGAACAGGCTGTTAAACCAATCCTTGAAGCCTTGCCAACCTCCCTGAATTGCCGTAGTAATTCCCATAAGGGGAATGAACAACTTACCCAGCCCGCTCAGTCCCTGGCGAATCAGAGAGAACAGACCTTGAATGAGCCGAAGGGGATTGAGGAAGCGATCAGCAAATTTGAGGATGCCTGCAAATAGGGATTGAATTGCAGAACCGATGGTTTCAACAAGCGATCGAATGCCCAAAAAGTTTTTCTGCCATGCTTTGCGAAGCAGAATCACGCCGATGCCAATCGCAGCGATCGTGCCAATAATCGGTAGCAGTGGTGTGACGACTGCCCCAAGTGCAGTTATTGCAGTTGTGCTGAGGCTGGTCAAAATTGGAATTAGCCCACTCAACATCCCTGCCAGTTTGGGCACCAGTCCGCCAACAGCTCCACCCAATCCTTTCACTTTTGGGAGAAGCCCGGTAAAGAATTTTTGGGCTTCAGGTAAGGTTTCAGAAAGCGTTTGGGAAGTGTCGATCAAGTCCGACATCACAAACAGCGGTGCTGCGAGCTGTGGCGAAATATTGCTGAGTGCCATTCCCACTGAACTAAAGCTGCGCCCAACTGCTCCAACGCCTTTACCGTTCAATGCTGAACTAATCTGCTGCTTGACACCTGATAGCTTCGCCTTAGCGCCAACCTGAATCTGTTCAAAGCCACCCACAACCCGATCAGCAATTTGCTGTCCGCTCAGTTTGGCTTGTTGAGCAATGCTGACCATTCGTTCTTGCACCGATTCGGCGGTCATTGCCCATTTCATCCGAATCTGAAAGGTCGGGCCCGGAGAGTTTTCAGACAGGTTATGCGTAATTTCTTCTCCAACCTGTTTTGATTTGCCTCGCACAAACCCCAACACGCTACTAATTTTGTCGCCCACCCCAGACCAGAGCGACTTGATCCGCTCGATCGCTCCTTCGAAGATTGGCGGCAAACCTTTGACTGTATCGATTACGGTCTTTAGCCCTGGCAGAGCAAGGTGACTGATCGTGTCCCAGGTCGATCGAATTTGAGTTGTGCCAGCATCGAAAGTGCTGCGAATGGTGGTAATAATGCCTTGAATGCGATCGGGCAGTGCGGTTAGGTGGCTGAGATCGAGCGTAGGGAGATGGAAGGTTAGAGTTTGCCAGATCTGCTGAATCCGGGCAATCGCACTTTGAACAACATCTGTTGCTTGCTGCACAACGCCTTGAATGCGGTTGGGCAGCGCGGTTAGGTGGCTGAGATCGAGCGTAGGGAAATGGAAGGTTAGAGTTTGCCAGATTTGCTGAATCCGGGCAATTGCACTTTGAACAACACCAGCTGCTTGCTGCACAATGCCCTGAATGCGATCGGGCAGTCCCAGTATTGGACTGAGATCAAGATGAGGTAGATTCAGCTTGAGACCGTTCCAAATAGAATGAATCTGCTCAACTCCCGTCTGAATCAGGGTCTTCGCACTGCTAAGCACTCCGCTGATTCGGTCGCCCACCTTGCTGAAGCTGCTGAGATCGGGAACCAAATTGAGATTACTGATCCAACTGTTGAGTGCCTGCCACTTTGCCTGAATCTTCTGCCCAACTTCTCCAACGACGCTAGGAATTGCCCGAAATCCTTCTCCAATTAAACTGATCAGTTTGGCAGTACCGTTAATGGTTGCGCCAATGCCCTGGAAGATTAGCTTGATAGCCTGTGCTGTTCCAGTAATTGCTCTAAAAATGCCTTCCCCAATGCCATGTACAACTTGAAACGCGCCTTCAAAAACTTGCCCAATGCCGCGACCCATTCGCCCAAATGCCTGTGAGATTTCGATTGCACCTGCCTGGAATCCTTGCGTAATTTGATTCCATCCAGCTTGCATTTGGGAGAAATCGCCCCGAAGGGCAGGCAGAATCCCATCCAAAACTTTCAGGATGCCCTGCACTGTATTAGTGGCAGTGGTAAGTAGTGCAACAAACACTTCGATCGCACCCCTGACCACATTGATCAGTCCGCCAATCATTTTCATCACACCCATGATGGCGGTGCGGATGCCCAAAAAATCAGTTGCAATAGCGAGTGCTGTCAAGCCAATGCCGCCCAGAATTAGCACTAGCGGGCTGAGGGAAGTTAGCGAAAACACACCAAGGGCTATGGTGCTTAGGGTTAATCCACCGATTGCCTTGCCTGCACTTTGAGCAGCTCCACTAAGTGTTGTGCCAAAGTTCTGTGCTGATTGCTTGGCTTTTTCCCAGTCCATACTGCCAATGGCGGCGATCGTTTCTTGAGCAAAGGACTGAAAGTCTTGCCGTACAGTTGAGAGTTGAGCTTTGAGGGTATCAATTCCTGGTGCAAATAGTTGGCTGAGATCGGTTGTGCCAGACCGTTGCAAGAAACTCCAGTTATCTAGCCAAGATTGCTTGATTTCACCAAAGGTCTGAGCGGCGATCGTTTTGGCAGTCTCAAGTTGGGTAGTGAGTGCAGACAGGAAATTGCTCAAGTTAGGAGTTTGGAGCGTGGGAGCCGCTGTTGGGGTTGGCAGCATTCCCAGTGCCGGAGTTTTGCTCAGAGTGGGTTGAATCGGAACCGCGCTCGGTTTGATGGACTGAACTGAGGTGAGATCAGGCTTATCTACGACTGGCTGAACTGCTAGAGAAACAGGTTTGGTTTCTGCAACAGACTGAATCGTGCTGTCCAGTTTGGGGATGACTTCAACCTGTAATGGCTTGTCCTCAGTCATCGCTTTAAGCTTTTCTAAGCCTGCCTGTAAACCATCGATCGGTGCATCAAATCCAATCTTGTCGAGCACCTGCCCGATGCCACTGTCCTGAATGGTGGAAATCGTATTTTGAACCAGGGTAATCAGTCCACGCAAAATGCCTTTGAAGATGCGGGAAGGGTCGAGCAGGTAGGACAAAACCTCTGCTGTTGCTTGTCCGGCACGTCCGAGCCATTCAAATAGCCCCTGAATTCGCTGCACTGCTTTATCCCAAGCTTCAGGGATGCGCTCGGTGGGATTATGATTTAGGGCATTAATTAACTTCTGGGCAATATCGAGCGCAAACTTAACCAGTGGCATTTTCTGGAACCAGTCCACGAAGCCCTGCCATGCTCTACCAATTTGCTGAATTGCCCACACAAAGGGAGCGGCGATCGTCCCGGCAACCATGCCCACACCGCGCAACATCCCAATAAGAAACTTAAACCCTTTGATTAGCCATTTCAATGGAGTGGCAATGCCAGCCCCAACTAGAAAACCCAGAACCTTTCCAGCAACTTTTCCAACTCCGGCAACATTGCTCAGAACCTTGGCGATCGTCTGCATCACATCAGAGAGATATTTCCCGTCTCCGCTCATGCCGGAGAACTCAGTGACGACAGGCTTAAGAGCAACCCATAATCCCTGGAGTGCTCCTCTGACCAACCCAAATGTAAAAGCGATCGGACTGAGTGCCACCCCGACAACAGTGCCCAGGACATTAAAACCAGGAGTGAGGATTTCCAATAAGCCGACGATCGCGGCTCCAGCAACGAGCAACAGTCCAACGGGTCCTGTAATGAATGCGCCCAGCGCTGCTGCAGCTGTACTAATGCTTGTTCCTAACCCAGCAAATCCAGTAATGATGCCACCCGTTGAGAAAGCTTGCATTACGGTTGCAAAGAACCCAGTCAGCGGCACTCCTGCCCCTGCCATTGCACTCATCCCGATCGCCGCCTGAGCCATTGCCGCTTGAAAACCAAAGAAGGCAATGCCAACGGTCCCTAGTACAACTGCCAGCGTTGCCAGTCCTGTAACAATAGCTCCCGTCAAGATAATGGCAGTCTTGATTGGCTCCGGAAGTTTGATAAAGGTTTTGAGTAATCCTGTAATGGCTTGCGTCGCTGCCTTAACGGCAGGAGCAATCCGTTCTCCAATTTCGATAAACGCGCCCTGCATGGCAGACTGCAAGCTTCGGAAAGCCCCACCAATATCAGATTCCATGATTTGAGCTTGCTCGGCTGCTGACCCGATCCCCTGGTCGGCAGTATTCATAATCTCACTGGTTGCAGACCCGAGTTTACTGAGTCGCGGCAACAGAATTGAGGCTGCGCGCCCACCAGTAGTCCCAAAGATGGCACTCTCAAAACTGGCTCGACGACCCGAACCCATTTTGCTGAGCCTGTTGTTTAGTTGTCCTAATATCCGATCGAATGGCAGTAAGTTTCCTCGTGCATCCTTGGTGATAATGCCAAGTTGTCTCAGGGCTTTAGAAGCAGTGCTACTGGGAGCAGTAATGGAGTCCATCATGGATGCCAAGTTACTGCCTGCCATTTCACCCTTTAGTCCGCCTTCAGATAGCAGCGCTAACATTGCGGAGGTTTGCTCAAAGCTAACGTTTGCTCGTTTTGCTGAACCTCCGGCATATTTCAAGGATTCACCCATGTCATTGACATCGAGTTGACCCATTGCCGCTGCTTTCGCTAATACGTTGGCAACATGGGTCGCCTTGGTAGCATCTATCTGAAATTGACCAAGGGTGCTAACCGTAATTTCAGTGGCACGAGCCAGTTGTAGATTGCCAGCCGCAGCAAGACTCAGAGTGCCGTCGATCGCCTTCATCTGCTTGTCAACGTCGTAACCTGCTTGAGCAAGCAGTACAAAACCAGATGCGGCTTCTGAAGCAGAGTAACGAGTGCTGGCTCCTAAATCTTTTGCCTTTTGGCGAATTGCATCCAACATTCCCCAATCCTTCGGATCGAGGACGGCTTTTACCTCCATCATTTGGTCGCTGAATTCGCTAACTGTGGAAATGGCTTCTTTCCCCAGTCCAATCATTGGCAACATGACAGCAGCTCCGGCTCCGGCAACTCCGGCTGCCATTCCTTGCCGCTCTTGTGCTTTCGCTGATTGTCGTTCCAGGTTGGCGCGGTCGAGTCGGTTACCGGCAATCGTCTGGGATCGTTGCATTTGAGCTGCCAGGGTTCGACCCTCCGGTGAGGTTTTATCAACCTGTGCCTCTAGCTTCTTCAGCTCGGTAATATATTTCTCAATCTGCTGAGTCGCTTGCTTAAACTGATTGGGATCATCAAGATCACCGAAATCAATATTTTGTGCTTCTGCCCGCAGGGCTCGAAACTCCTTGCCTAAGTTACCGAGTTGGCGTGCCGCATCCTGAGAAGAAGACTGTGCCTGCTGGTTAATTTTGCCGATCTGGCGACTGGCAACCATCTGTTCGCGCTGGATCTGCGCTGCCATTTGCCGACCTTGAGGAGTGGTCGTGTCAATCTGTTTTTTGAGCTGCTCTAGCTGCCGGATGTATTCATTTAGCCCGGTCTCCGCTTTCTTAAACTGTTGTGGGTCAGCAATCTCGCTGAGATCGATCGCTTTACTCTCAGCTCGAAGTGCCCGAAATTCTTGAGCAAGCTGCTGAAGCTGATTTCCGGTTTGCTTGGAGCCCTGCCCCATTTGCTGCATCTGTTGGGTAGCTTGTCCGATTGCTCCCCCCGCCTGGTTTGCCATCTGACGCAGGTTTTGCGCCAACCCTGACTGCTTAATTGCGCTGCTCGTTTGCTTGACCGCATCCTCGATCGTCTGCAATCCCGCAACGACTTGTTTCATCGTTGCAAACGTATTTTCGGACGCATCAAAGGAGTATTCAGCGCTTATGCCGTATCGTTCAATCTTGTTTTCTTCAGTCATGGCTCAAAAAGCAACGCACCCCCCGAAGTTCGAGAGGTGCGTTGGCGGTATCCAGGTTATTTTCAGCTTTCTCTATTGTCGGCGGCGATCGGCTGAAAGGCTGGGAAAGAGGGATTTTGAGTAATTTACTCTTAAACCACAAGTGAGGCTTGTGCTCTCAGAATTTTGGCAACGGCTTCGATTGCAATTCCCCACATTCCAGATGCTTCTCTGACTCGTTGAGCATTTGCCAGCTCTTCTGAAGTGAATTCTCCTCCCGGCATCAAAGTAGACTCGATCGCAGCTAAAGCTGAAACAGGAAGAAGAAATTGGTGATCGTCTGCACTTTGCACAGGCTTGCGCTGTTCAACAACTCGTAGAGTGTGTTGTCGCTGTTCTGCAATTTCTTGAGCGTATTTCACCAGTTGTGGATGTCGTGGCAGATAGAGATAAACACTCTGGTCCTCAACATTCGCAGCCAAGCGAATCAAGCGGCCGACAACCTGACGAAAAAATAACTCAGTTCGTGTATTGGTGGCATAAACGCCGACCCGTAGCCGGGGAATATCAACTCCTTCGCTAACCATCTTGACCGACACCAGCCAAGGAGCATTGCTCGATTGGAACTGACTGATTAGCTCCTGCGATTCGTCAATGTCAGACATGACAGTAATTGGCTTTTCCCCAGTAATCTGACTCAAAATCCGGGCGACAAATCGAGCGTGAGCTTGATCACGGGTGACGATCAGACCCCCTGCATTCGGCTGGTATTGGCGAATCTCACTGAGGCGATCGTGAGCAGCCGCGAGAATTGATTTAACCCAATCGCGACTGTTGAGTGCTGTATTCAGTTGGCGAGCTGCGTTGATCTGGCTCAACTGACTGCCAAAATCAGTTTTAAATTCATTATCCCCAAACTTCCAATGCGCTGAGCCGCCAAAGGTTGGGAAGAAGATGGGTGCAACGATACCGTCTTTTAAGGCTTCGTCATAACCATAATAAAAATCGGGTTGCCCAACCTTATGTTTGTATTTGACGAATGGAATCTTGCCATCGTCATGCCGGAACGGTGTGCCAGATAGCAAGAGTCGCCGATGCACATTCAAAAATGCCGATCGCAAGGAGGTCCCCCAGGATTTATGTTCGCTGGCGTGGTGAATTTCATCCAAGATACACATCCACCAGTTTTTCCCTCCAACGATTGCCTGGAATTGGTGAGATCCCGCTAGAGATTCTAGTTGCTGGTAAGTGAGTACGAACCCGGTCAGTTCTCCAATAGGCAGTGTAAAACTACTGCGACGATGTTCAACCTTCTTCAGATACTCACTATAAGTTGTAAGATTCCATCCCAGTTTCCTGGATTCCTGAATCCATTGATACCGCAGATGATCAGTATGGACGACAATCACAATCTGACGAATCTCGCGGCGATCGAGTAGGGTTTTCCCCAGCGCCAGCGCAAAGCGGGTTTTCCCACCTGCAGGGGTAACCTCAGCCAAATAGGTTTTGGGATTGAGGCTGAGATAGTGGTTGAGTGCTTGTTCCTGCCAGAAGCGAAGCTTGGAAATAGCTGTCATGATTTTCCGATGATTTCTCTTATGGGGTTGGGCTGCTCCAATCAGGGCAGGGAATACTGGGCAACTCATACTGGTGAATCACGCAAAGAAACCCCTGTTCAGTCATGATGCTGGACGCGCACTGAAGACATCGGAGCGTTTGCTCTCGAATCTGGTCTTGTAAAAGGTCAAGTGAGAAGCTTTGCGCTACGGTTTGCTGTTGAGCTGCTTTTTCTCTTTCTCTGGCTTCTTGCTCAAATTGAAGTACAGCCTCTTGGCGTCTTTGCTGCTGCTGTTGGCGTGCCCGGATACGCCCTTGTGCGATCGCTTCCCGGTTACGCTCAAACAGTTCGATATAAGTTTGTTGGCGATCGAGCCACTTGCAGTAGTCTTCAGCGTTTTCCGCAAGGAACATTTTCACCCAAGACGACTTGTATAGCTTCATATCTGGTGCATGTTTTGAGTAAGGATTTTCTACCTCCAAAACATGATGTCCTCGCTCCTTCATCCAGGCTTCGAGTCGCCTGATCCATCCATTCGACAGTGAAAAACCTCCCTGTTTCCGTTTCAACGTCGATCTGCAAATAAATCGATCGCGGGGATGCCATTCGCAGTCTTCCTGTTTGAATAACGGTTCCCACCGATTGCACCACCATATAACAGCCCTGGGTGACGCATCAGACCGAGGACAGCGATCATCTTTCTTCCATTCGCCTGCGGTCTTTAAGCCTTCTTTTACACGAACAAAATCGTAGCCTTTGTAGATCGGTGGCAGGTTAGGGTCGTCAACTTCAACCTTGTCCATCTCATACAAATATTGCTTGTTCCAGTACCCAGCTGGGGCTGTTGCAGGCTTCAAATTTTGAGACTTAAACCAATCGATCGTCTTGAGGTGCCTGGGTATCCAGTCATAAGCTGTAACTCCTGGACAATTGGCAGTTCTGGGGCGACTTTTCCACGACCGACTACAGACAGAGCATTTGAAGCAATCCTCTGTTTTGCTAACGACATGGGATTGAAAACTTGGAAGCATCTCAGTTTGAAGAAAATGTTGCAAGCGATCGATCTTGCCGTTATTCTAAGCGATATCTCATTTAGGAAAATCGTTTTTCCTAATTTTATAGAATTTTAGGAAAAACGACTTTCCTAAACTAGGAGGGGTTATGAAGAAGCTGATTACGCCACGACAACAGATAGTTCTGTGGATTACTGCCAATGCTGGCGGCGTTGGAAAAACAACATTGGGAGTGCATCTAGGTTATCGCATCGCTCAGCTAGGGTTGAGAGTGCTGTTTATCGACTTAGATACTAACGGTTCTGTAGCTCGGTTCTGTGGACTAGAGCCTCAGATTGATCCGAGTCAGACGGCTGCTGCACTGTTCGATCGAGATTTTGATGGGAAGTATCCCACTTTAACGCCAGAGTGGGGAACGCCGAAAGGACAATTTAATGTGTGCTTAGGTGGCGATGTAATGGTTTCAGTCGCACTGGATTTGCCAACACGTACAGGACGTGAAACCGTTTTGAAAAGGGCATTTAAGAAATATCCACCAGAATATGACCTGATCATCCTGGATTCACCTGCTTCGCTAGATGTGTTGAGCTGTACGGCTTTGGCAACCGCAACACATATCCTGATTCCACTGCCAATGAGCGTCAAAATGACCGGAGTTGATTCCCTCTTGCAGTGGATTGGAAATGTTGAGGAGGATCTGAATCTTGTGCCAGTACCAAAGCTTTTGGGCTGTGTGCCAATGAAGATTGCGAGTAATGCAGATCAAAAAGCTTTTGCTGCATCAATCGCAGAGGTACTAGAGAGTCAAGGCGTTCCTTGTTTCCCTGGCGTTCGTTACAGCGCTGAGTTTGAAAATGCTGCTAATCGAGGACAGGCTCCGCTTTATTGCTATCGCCCAGGGCATGAAGCTTGCAAAGATTTTGAGCCGATCGCCGATCTGTTAGTTCAGGAAATTTCCCAGGAAGTTCAGTATGCCTAAGACCCGTCCGAACCCCGCTTCCTTCTTCTCCAACCATACGAAATCGGTTCAAGCAAAAGAGGAACTCGATGCAGCTCAAGCCCGGATTGTTGAATTAGAGCAGGAGTTAGCCTCAAGGCGGCAAAACCTGTTGTCAGAAGTACCATCCGATCGCATCGCTCAAGCCGTTGTGCCGATTTCCCAAATTGAGCGTCGTCCTTATCGCTCGCGGCGAGAACGTGACTCAGAAAAGTTTCAGCTATTAGTAGAGAGCATTCAAACCTACGGGTTTCGCGGCTCTATCTGGGTTCAACGCCTATCTGATGGTAGGCTACGCTTAATTGCAGGAGAAACTCGACTGGATGCGGCGATCGTGGCAAACCTGACGGAGATTCCTGTAGATATTATTGAGGTTGATGATCTGACAGCTGTAAAACTGTCTCGGATTGAAAATAAGCGTCGTCAGGATTTAAACGAATTAGACGATACAGAAGAGATCTTGTATCTCCTCTCCCTGGCTTTGGAGAAGACGCGAGAGGAGACAATTTCAATTTTGTATCAGCTGAAAAATGCAGCAGAGAAGAAAGCATCGATTGATCCAACACTGCGAGATCGAATTGAGGCACTTTTCCAGGAAGCTGCCCCAGAGCTAACTGTTCTCTCCTTTGTGACGACTCGTCTCCGGCTCCTCAACCTGCCAGAAGAGATCCTGGCAGCCTATAACGCTGGCAGCTTGACCTATACAAAGGCGATCGAACTATCGAGAATTGCCGATCTAGAGCTGAGGCAATCCATTCTCCAAAAAGCAATTGAGGAGGAATTAACGGTTTCTGAAATTAAGTCTCTGATTAAACCCGCTGGCAGCACTGTACCTCGATCGGTACTAGGTCGAATTGGTAAGGTTCGCTCCCAAATTGAGGGGATTAGCGAGAAGTCAGTACGAAAACTATCTGACGAGGAAAGGGGACAGTTGAAGCAGGAGATCGATAGCTTAGAGAAGCTGCTGCGTCAGAAGCGAAAGGAAATTGAGAAAATAGAGAAAGATTAAACCTGAAAACAGCGATAATTTCTGGGATTTCTCAAGCCAGCCGCGATCGCTGGGGGAATGCCGTGCTGCCCAATGCGCCGATCGATCCGATCCCAAACAGATTGGTTGAGTGGGGTGCCGGTTTGCTCAATAGCAGGTGTCTGGTAAAGGTTAAAGCTGCCCTCCAACCTCCCCCCCTCGATTGCGGTTTCACCGTGGTACAGGGTTTCGCCACTCTGCCAACGGTAGGCTTCTCTGCTGCCGATCGTAATCTGCCACTTGACCAATACCCAATCTCCAGTCTGAGCATATCCCATGACACGAAACTTCTGCCATGGCTCAAGCTTGATATCAGAAGGGATGGCGAAAAAGCGAGGATTGAGCATTTAGAAGAGCCTCCCCCATCCAGTTCCAGAACCGCTTGCGAGCCAACGGCGGGTCAAGGTTTGTCGAGTATAGATTGCACCACATCCGTTGTGTGGGTCACTTGTATAGGCATCGTTGACACTGCCATAGGGATCATTAACGATATAGTCCCCATTCGGCGTTTTGCCAATGACGCAGATGACATGCCACTTGTTTAAGTTAGGGCTGCTCTCTGAACCACGATGGGCGATCGAGATGGTGATGGGTTTCCCATTGGCAAGCTGCCGATCGAGATCGGCGAAATCAAGGTTTGTTTTTTGCTGAGACTTGATGCCAATCTCTGAAAGAGCGGCAGTCTGTGCCTCCATGCTGGTACTGTCACCGTACTTGCTCACGATTTGGAAGTACTGGTCATCACTCTGGATGGTAGCGCCCAAGAACTTAGCTGCCATTGCATTTGAGCTGGTGTTACAAGTTCGGTCGGGCTGCACAGCATTGTCGGTCTGCAACCAACAGGGGACTGGCAAAACTGTACTACCACTCGGTGAAGATTGCGGTGTGGCTGCTGTGGCAGGTGCATTAGCCTGAGTGGTGTCGTGCAGGAAAACCTGTGGAGCAGGTGCGTTAGGGTCTGGCTTATAGCCATAGATCTTTGCCTGGATTCCGCCAGGCGCTAACGGGTAGAAGAAGATCTCATCAATTGTGTACTCGCCGTCTAAATCAGTGCTAATTCCTTTGAGTTCAAAAGTCTTTTGAGCATCTAACTTCAGAATCTCTGGCTCACTGGAGACGTTGGTGTTGAGCACACATTCATGGGATTTCTGGCGATCGAGGAAGTGTAGCCCCAGGGCATAGCTAAGCGCATCCTCCTGAGTCGTTGGGTTTTGCACTCCGGCGATCGTCCGGGTTAAACCTGAACCAGGATCGATGCAGCCGAGTCCGTAACTGCCGTCTACAGGCATCGCGCCAATTTCAGCAGGGTTTAGATCCTTTGTGAAAACTTTTTGAGCACGTTCCAATGCAGGCTCATAAGTTTCCCGTCCCCAACAATAGCTGTAAGAGCCTGCGTGTCCGGCATTGACCATTGAGCGAACGTTCTGCCAATCGCCTTTCTCAGCATAAGCAGCAACTCCATTCCGCTTCCAAAACCAGGTTAATATCTTTGCCGCATTTTCCGGCTCTAGTGCCAGATCTGGGTTAGCGTGAAGCCCGGTTAAACCAAGCTCCTTTTCGGCAGCAATGTAGTTGTCCTCCCAGGTCAGTTGAATAAATCCACGTCCGTAATAGGTGGTTCCGTAGTCGCTGCCTGCACCCCGCCCATCTTCTGGGATCGGAGCAAAGGGGGTCGTTTCGGTGTAAATCGTGCAGATGATCGCAATTAACTGATTGCGGCTAGTTAAGCCCGCACTACACATTGCCTTCAAAACAAAAGGCGCATACTTTTTAACGTTTGACGAGTTGCTGTCCACACAGACCTGCATAATCTCGCTCGCAGTCGGATAGGGATCTACTTTGGGCTGAGCAGGTGTAGCCGCAACAGAAACCGCTGAAGCCGGATCTGCGGTTCCTGGTTGGTTGATCGGTTGAATTGGGGTAAGTGATTGAGTGTCAGCCATTGTTAATAAGTCCAGCGCCGTTTAGCTGGATCTGTACAGGCATCAATGTGGATAAATGCTCCGCTCTTGATGGCGAGTCCGCCTGAATAGCTTGGCTCGATCGCATCGTGAATACTCATCATATTCGGTAGAAACCAGTCAATTGCATCACCATGAACGTGCCGTGAATTGTCAGAACTACCAATCTGACGGTTGTACCAAAGCGGACGATACCAGCTGGTAATCTCTGGCTTCTTGCCACCGTTCATGTCCCGCATAACTTGGTCGAGGATTTTGGCGATGCGAATTGCCGCCTCCATTACACTCTTCGTCTCTGGAATGCGTTCGCCATTGCGGGTTACGTCTGCCCAAGTAAACATATTGCCTGCCACGACTGGATCACCCAGCTTCACCTGACCCCACTCGGGTGCATTGATTGTTTCATCTGGGCTATAAGCTCTCGCACCACCAGGTGTCACGACGGTTGCGCCAACAGTGCGCTTATCATTGGGGCTCCAGCCAGTTACGGTTAATGCGCCGTATCCAGACTGAAGCTGAAGTCCTGTTTTTTTCGTGATGATTGGACGACCGATAAAGGCAGAAGGATTGCCTTTATAGTCCAGCACTACCCCAGTTTTGTCAGCTTGTCCCGGACTAACCTGACGTACTGTATTCCCGCGGGTTACCACCACATCTCCGGTCAGGGTTGCTTGGTTCTGTGCCGATCGCATTTCGCTCTGAGAAACTCGAACTGAACCTGCGTTACCTGTGCCACTGGTGCTGCTATTGGCATATTGCAAGCCTGGATGTCCAGCAACGAATTGGGCTGTTGGTGAATTGGTTGATTGATTTTGAGTGGCAGACTGAGTGGCAGATTGAGCTAAGTCAGTTTGAGTTTGTTGCTGCTGGCTAGTCTGCGTGTCAACTGTGTCAACAGTTGATTGAGGGTTGGCTGTAGCCTCGATCGCGTTGAATTCACCTGCTCCAAAAGTAAAAGAAGCAGCGTCGGCAGAGAGAAACGGATTGTTTTGCTCCTGTTCAGGAACTTGATGGGTAAGGCGATCGAGATCATTAACCTGCTCAGACTCAGCGGTCTGTCCGGCGTTAATGAGTGCCTGCTGAATTGCAGTATCGGCGGTTAGGATATCTTGAGCGGTTGTGGTAGCAACGGCAACAGGCTTTTCGTTGGCAAACTGCACAGAAGACCCTGTGTTTTGCATGGCTGCTGATGGATCAATAATCTCGATCTCAGTTCCGTCTGGGGGAATGCGTCCGATCGCAAAGAGTTTGCCGACTAAAACATTTTGCTTTTCGGCGTCAGCGAACCCAATCTCAATCTCAACATCTTGTTGCTTTTCCAAGGTTGGTCGAATCTTGTCGTCTGGATCATTCAGAATAATTTTGGCAGAGCTGAATTGATAGCTGCTAAGGCGAATACAAGGGTTTCCTAAGATATCGCCATTGAGACTGCTGAATTCTAGTTGCCCAAGTTTGATCCGCAAATAAGCCTTCGTGCGCCCTTTTCCAGTTTCCGATTGCGGTTTAGTTGACGCTGAATTGGTTCCCCCTTGTAAACTCTGGTTCTGTGGACTGCTTGATTGGGGTTGAGATACTGGGGCAAGTGGTTGATTTTGATTGAGATTGGTTATCACTGTGAAAAGCCGATCGCGCTGTTGAGTGTGGGCTCGGCTAGATGGTTACTGAATCTTCCAGGTACAAAGCTTTTCTGAGGGGGTTCCTAGATTGTAAGCCAGCGTAACAGTTCGATCGGACAGTGTTTTACCATCCATAAAATCAAATCCAACCTCAAACTGAGTTCCACTTTCTTGAGCTTGCCAGGTTGCTGAAACCGCCTGAATGTTGCGGTAATGACTGATTGGTTGAGTCGGTTGTCCCATTTGCTGGATTGCTGTATCTACAGTACTCCCCAGGGAAACACTTGCAGCTCGATCAATAAGGGCTTGATTTTGGAAATGAGATGGAAGCTGACAATTCTCACTCAAAGGTTGTAGCGTGTAGCGAACCTGGGATTGGGCAACATTCCCAGAACAAGCGGTCAATAAGGCGATCGATGCTGCGACAACTAAACGGTAAATCATGATGTTGGCTCCGTTGGGGATGGGTTAGAGTCATTACCTCCAGTTGCAGGATTCCCAATTTTTGACCAGATCGCGTATCCACTAATCCCGCTCCCATCCTGGTTTACGTAGCTCATAAACTCTTCTTTAGATTGAAAAGGTTGCCCTTTACGTAGATGACGGATTTGGGATTCTGTTAAGCCATAGTCATCCTTTAAAGTTTGAGTATTACTTTCATCTGCAAGCAAAGTGTTGAACGCATTTAACACCTCTGCATCTAACAGAGCTTTTGCTCCAGTAATTCCAGTGTTACTGCTGCGAAGCTTCATGCCACAGGTTCCAAAACCCGATCGCAATCGCTCCCCGGCAGTATTACCATCTGCAAAAACAGAAGCGTCATCGCCCAGCTCCTGGTTCAGGATGGCTTGATAGATCTGGTCGTAATCTGGTTTGCTTGCCTGTGCTTGTGCCTGGATTGCTGGACGAGAAACGTGAGAAAAATCTCCGGTAATCAGTGCCTCGGCAAATTGACGAGCAAACGTAGTGTTGCCAACTCCATCTTCATTAGCTGCTATTGTGCTGGCAAGGTCAGCCCGCAACTTATCTTGCAAGCGTTGGTCTGCCAAGACCTGCTTGTTGAACAACCCGCCAAGTGTCCCATTGACAAATACATCAGCTGGAAGCTGCAAAATTGCCTCAACATTAGTCAACTTCCCTTGATCAATCATTTCAGTCAGCTGATTGCTGCCTTCTTCTCCTAAACAGGGAAGCAACAGCGTCTTTTGAGCAGCGATCGTTCCTTGCCGCTGCCGCTCCAATTGTGTTTGCCGTTTGGTTTCGTCCCCGAGTGGAGTTGAGGCGATCGGGGGAGCTAAGGCGTTGTTGCTGGCTTTGCCACCAATAACTGTAAATTTAAGGTCAATTTTTGCATGACGGAACCCTCTGGTTCTACCTGCAAAAGGTTCGCTGTAATTCTGCTGAAAACTGTTGCAGACCATGGGACCAATATTTTTTGCGTCACCCTGGGTCAGCAGCATGAGCGGTGGCTGCACTTCACCATCCCCAATTTGCTGGAGAAGCGCAACTCCTTCTGCTAAGTGAATGATGTCGTAAGTGACATCGGCGTATTCTAGGGACATGGAAATTTCCCTGCCACCAATATTTGTAAAGTTAACTCCAACCCGAATGCCATTGACAGTTTGGGATTCCCAATTTGCACTCTGGCTGTGGCTAATCTCATTGACTGCCAACCCCAGATCAAGGGATTTGCCTTTGTACGGCCCAGACAAAAAGATCAGTTCGACCGGAGTACATTCGGGTTGATAGGGTGCACGATATTGTTCTTTCAGCGGGGATGGCTGAAAGGCTGTTTGAGAAACAGTTGCGACTCTGGCGGTTGTGGCTATTGGTGCTGTAGCCGTTGCAGACTGAGAATTGGAAGCCTGGATTGTTGTAGATGGAGGAGCAGTTTGGGCAGGAGTGCTGGCTGCATTCGTGGGTTTGATTGGTGTATCAGAGGCTTGGGTCATACGAATTAGGGGATTGAGTGCGCTAGAGATAACAATCAACTTTGTCTATCATTTTTCCTTCAGCTTGAGAGACAAGCGAGTTAGACCCTAACAGATTTATGTCAAACAGCTTTCTGTATCAATCCCCCATTGATGCTTGAGGATTTCCTTACAGAAACGACAGCTGGGCACGTTCGCCGCGCAAATATCGCTGACATTCTTCACTCACTCGATTGAGTGCCTGAACAGTTTTCTCGTCAAAGCAATTGGAGTCATCCTCACCCCCACCGTATGGCTGGGCTGACTTGTGGGGTGTGTTAAGGATGAGCGGTGAGGTTGCTGTCTCCAACTTCTTCTGAGCCGTAATTGTTGCGCCCATGACTGGTACATCTTCGTCGGAATACGAGAAGCTGACCCCAATAATGCTCATTTCCTCTTTGTAGTCCGGGTCCAGCTCACAAATGAGACAGACGTAAGGAGCCAGGTCTTCAAGGGCATGATAAAACTGGGGGCGAGCAGCGGCTTTACGAGAGATAGAGCTATTGTCCCAGTCACCATCAGGCGTTAGGGACTGGTAAGTAATGGCAATCCGATCGTTTCCTTTATCGTCGCGCTGTAATTTAAGTTTTTTAATTCTGGGCTCAGTAATTCCAGCGTTTACCTTTAATTCCGCAATCTGCCCTTCTAGATGGCTGATCTTCAGCTTGAGCTTCGCCACCTCGTCGCTTTCCAACTTGATTGGTTTCGTCACACGCTTCCTCTTTTTCTCGGCTAATTTTATATTAAGCTATTAACACCTTAAGGTAAAAAACGCTGTATATTATCTTAAGTCGCAACGAGGCTTGATCAATGCTCATAAAAATTGCCTTCAGCCTGAAAGGAGTGTGGCTGTCGGCGTTGTTGGCAGTGCAGTTTGTTCAATATGCCTGGTCACCAGTCAAGCAATCGGATTGGCAAGAGCCATCTGATGCTGACTTGCAGAAGATTGAAGCCCAAGACCTTGAAGCAGCGATCGAGTGGCAATCTGACCCTTATCTAGATGCAGCTGACCTATCTGATTTTTGGGTTGGGTATGCAATTGACCAGTTAAGCACTTCAACTCGAACGTTTCTTAAAGAGTTTTGCACCATTCAGGTTTTTCAAGAGAAGGATAGGGTTCCTGTGGTAGTTCTGTTTGCCCAAAGTGAAACCGATTTTGACGAACCGAATGGAGCTAGAGATATTCAGCAGATTGCAGAACGGTTTTATTCAGTTGCTCATGTTGAGCGGATTTATGTGATTGAGCCAGAACGCATCTTAAAGGTAGTCAGTCACGGGAAGGACGGCTGTGATGTGTTTTCTCCAGTACAGATGCCGCGCGAGCGTGATTAAGTTTGTCCTTTAGTAAGTTAGCCATGCTATCCCAAGTCAAATCCGATTTTTTTGCGCCAACTGCCAACCCTGTGTTTTCTCGAACCTATAGCCGATGGAATACAGCAGCAAAGCAGCGAGAATCCTGGAATGAAGTATGCGATCGAACGCTTGCTGGAGCCATCCAGTTAGGAAAATTCTCAACTGGAGAATTCCATTTACTAAATCAGATGCAGCGCTCCCTCAAAGCCTTGCCATCAGGTCGCTGGCTCTGGGTTGGGGGAACTCCCTGGCTAGAAAAGCCTGAAAATTTTTCAGGAGCTTATAACTGCACAGGGACTGAGGTAGTAGACTGGCGCAGTTTTGGGTTACTTATGGAATTGGCAATGATGGGCTGTGGCACAGGAGCAGTGCTAGAAAGTCGCTGCATTTCCCAACTGCCTGTAATTCGGAACCGATTGCAAGTTTCCATTTTGGGTCAACCAGGAGGAATTTCGGCAAAGCGGGAGGTTTCGACAATTGAGGATTGGTCCGCGCAAAACTATTGGTCGTTTGTCATTAAGGTGGGCGATAGCCGCCAAGGATGGGTGCAGGCATATGAATCACTGCTGCATCTAGCTTCTGCAATTTTTGTGCCTGAGTTTGTAAAGCCTGGACTGCTTGATATGCCGCAGGGATTGCATATCCCAATAGGGTCAGTGCTTCATGTTCAAGTGGAACTCAATTATGTGCGGCCTCAGGGAGAACGCTTGCATGGATTTGGGGGGGTAGCAAATCCATGCAAGCTACCAGAGCTATTTCCTAGAGTGGCTCACCTGTTGAATGGGGCGATCGAGCGGCAGCTTACCCCAGAAGAATGCTGTCTGTTGATTGATGAAGCCTCGCGATGTGTTGTGGCAGGAAACGTCAGGAGAAGTGCTGGAATTCGTCAGTTTGACGCGGACTATCCGCAGCTAAAGCTCAACCTCTGGAGTCAGGATGAAGCTGGAAACTGGCAAATTGACCCTAAACGCGACGCGCTGCGAATGGCAAATCACACTCGCGTTTATCACCGTAAGCCAACCTTAGAGGAATGTTGGGAGGCAGTACACCTTCAGTATGAATCGGGTGAAGGGGCAATTCAGTGGGCAGGGGAGGCGGTCGCCAGGTCAAACAGCGATCTGATCTGCACAACTTACGAAAAAAAGCTGTTTCTAGAAAATTATGACGAGGATCAATCCTTAGCGCAGGAACATCTACAGGAGCTATTTTTCCAGAAATATGGAAGAGAAATGGATGCAGCTGAGTTGCATCATCGAATCATCCGCTATGCCCTAAATCCCTGTGGTGAAATTATTTCATCGAATTTCCACTGCAATCTTTCCGAGGTGCATCTCAACCGAATTGATCCACTGAACCTTGTGGAACAGAATGATGCGTTTACAGCAGGTGCTCTTTTCGTCGCGGGGCTATTGCATCATCAATTTACTGAAGATCGATACCAGGAAGCCCGATCGCTTGATCCAATTGTCGGTGTCTCGTTTACTGGGCTATTTGATTTCTTCGTTAACGCCTTTGGTGTTGACTGGCTCCGCTGGTGGGAAGCCGGACGACCCATCGAATGGCATAGCTGCGATGCAAATCCAAATCTTACAGAACTCCTTGCACTGTTTGCAGGTGAGAATGCTGTTGATCTAAGCAATACTGCATCTATTTTTTCGTTCTTAGAGTCCAGTTTTCTCAATTTCTGGCAATCGATTGTTCACCGTGAGGTTTGGAAATATTGCGACAAGCATGGGCTGAAATGTCCTAATCGCTGTACAACAGTACAACCTTCCGGCACAAAATCTCTTCTTACAGGTGCTAGTCCAGGGTGGCACCCACCCAAGGCGCAACGCTGCATTCGTCGAATCACCTTTGCTAAAAATGACCCAGTAGCACTGGCTTGTCTGGACTATGGGTACAACGTAGTTCCAGCTCAATCAGATACGGATGAGCAGGGAAATTTACTGAACGATCCGTTCTCACCACGTTGCACTGAATGGCTAGTTGAAATTCCGGTAGAAGTGAGTTGGGCAAACCTGCCAGGAGCTGACCAGATTGATATCTCCAAGTTCTCGGCTCTGGCACAGCTGGATTTCTATATGCAAGTGCAACAGCACTATACAGCACACAATACTTCCGCAACGATCGAACTCCGTGAACCAGAAATTGAGGCAGTTGCCCGGCGAATTTACGAAGCAATTCAAAATGATGAGGGCTATATCTCTGCTACCCTACTGGCTCGGTTTGACGACCATCAATCGTTTCCACGTCTGCCATTCGAGCCGATTGATCAAGCAAAGTACGATCAGCTCTTGAAAGAGGTGTTGCAGCGGCAAAAGATTGATGACTTTTATGTAGCCTTAAGCCGATACGACCAAGGGGAAATTAGCGAAGCGGGTCCTGCTGGATGTGACAGCGATAAATGTCTTTTGTCGGAGCGATAAGCTCAGAAAAATAGGGCGGCTTTCCGCCCTGCCTACTTGAATTTCTTTCAAGGACATCATGCCACAAGCACAAACTGATTGGTTGAATTCTATTTTCTTGAAGAACAAGTTATTTATGCTCAGAAGCAGATTTATTGCGAATGTGCAGCGATTTACTTTCAAAGAGAGGGGTCGCACAGTAGCTCGCTGGAGCTTGGGCGATTGGTTCGGACAGTAAATTAAAAAGTGTATAACCTCTGCACACCAAGACTTAAACACTTTTTTAAGTACCATCCGAACTCGTTTCGATCGAGCGTCAAATCTTTCTAGCCCGTCCACAGGAGTTGTATGGTCGCACAAATAGAAACAAAACTAAAACCCTATTACCAGTCGATTCGGCTCGCCGACATTTTGGGGGATTCGGATGAAGAACTGAAGTTTTGGGAGACCTGGAATTCGAGCCGTGAGGCAGCAATTAACATGCTGCGATCAATTCGCCCTAGTCTGGTTGATCCTGAAATTCAGGAGTTGTGTCGCCAGGCACAAGAGCTTGTGAAAAGTCGAGTCGGAACTCAATGCCCGGTATGTGGACGGCGTGACTCGCGAGTTTTGGAATCGCGGAATCATGATCAGCGGGGAGCAACGAGGCGACGGCGCGAATGTCTTGCTTGCGGGGAACGATACACAACTTATGAGGTTAAAAGCGATTTTTTAGAGAAGTTAATCTCGTCTCAAACCATAATTGTCCGATTGGCTGAAAAATATCGAGAACTGTCCACAGAAGCGGCAAAAATGGCAACTCTTCTGGAGGAAATTCAAGGTGCTGAATGAGGGCGATACTGTCCTGTCGCCAGGCAAAACGTTTGTGTATCGGATAGTGGGTCCTGTTTGTCGGTTGTACGATCGAGAAGAATTACCCTACCCTCACTGCTCAATTCAGTTTCGCTGCAAGATGCCAAGCTGGAACCGAATCGGTAAAAGGTTTGTACCCGATCGTGCCTGTATTAAATCGCCCAGTTATTCGGTAATACTGCTGGGTGGATATCAGAAGCCAGAAACAGTCACTACGCTTCATTGGATGGCGCTTACATCAGAGGAACAAGATTGGTGGTACACGCCGAAACCCCACTTCCAGCATTGGGAACATCAGGAGGCGGCGTAGCATGGAAACAACAGGAATTTATTTCGCAGAATATAAGCCCGGTCAACTTCTGTATGGTAGTGGGCATACAGTTGTCGTTACGGGTTGGACGATCTCAGAAACGATCGCTAAACGCCTTGAATCCCATGAGTATGCGGTAATTGGGCAGCTTTATAGCGCAGCACGCGGAATTTCGTTTTTGGTGCGAAACCTGCTGCTTAATCCACAAGTTCAATACGTTGTTTTGATAGCTGCAACAACAGAAGATAGCAATGCAGGTAGTTGCCGCTGCTTCCATGATTTTTTTGTACATGGATTTGAGGCAGGCATAGATGATGCCGGACATCCAACCTGGCTGATTCGATCGGAAATCAAGGGCTTTATTGATTTTGAGATTACTGCTGAGGCACTAGAAACGCTGCGGCAATCAATTCTTTGTTTTTATCATGACGAGCGTGGAGCAGCGATCGAGCGGGTTCATGCACTAGCTTGTATGTTTCCAGAAAAGCCAGAAACGGGTCGTAGCCGCTTGAAGTTCCCAGTCCGGCAACTTGCCTCTAACATTCTGCCAGGACAGCTATACGGACATCGAATTGAAGGAGAGACAATCGCTCAAGCTTGGGTAAAAATCCTCCATCGGATTCGGACAACAGGTGTTGTTCGTCCGAACCAACATGATGGACAGTGGCAGGAATTGATTGATGTGATGGCAGTGGTAACGGATGAGCCGGATGGATTTGATTTCCCAGAGCCAAATTACTTACCCGTTGATCGTGCTTTTATCCGAGATTATCTAGCACAAATTCTAGCAGATGCTACAGGTTCAGACGGAGTGAAATATACCTATGGGCAGCGTTTGCGGTCGGAGTTCGGAGTAGATCAGATTGAGCAGGTAATTCAGAAGCTTTGTGATGATCCAAATTCTGCCAGAGCAGTAATGAGCCTTTGGGACGTTCAACATGATCCTGATGCCAAAAACCCGCCTTGCCTTAATCACATTTGGGTACGCGTTCTAGATGGCGTTTTTAGCTTAACCGCTGTGTTTCGCTCAAATGATATGTTCTCAGCTTGGGTCGCTAATGCGATGGGGCTGCGAGCCCTTCAGAGACATGTTTGGGATGAGGTAACGAGGCGATCGGGACAAACCTTCAAGCTAGGAGCACTCATTATTTTGAGTGAATCAGCCCATCTTTACGATGAGAGCTTTGAAGCAGCAGACGCCATTGTAAAAACTCACTACCAGCAGCTCATCCGCGCAGAAACAAAACGATATTTTGATCCTTGTGGGGATTATCTGATTCAGGTCTCCGGGGAGGAACTGCTTGTCGAGCGGAGTTATCCGAAAGGTTCAACGGTTGCATCCTATCGAGGTAAACCCCAGGAGATTGTGCGGGCGATCATCCAAGATGCCCCAGGACTTCAACCTGATCACGCAGCTTACTTGGGAATGGAGCTGCAACGTGCTTATCAAGCAGTTCAACAAGGAAAACCCTATGTCCAAGACCGCTCTTAGCCCTGCCAGGACAGTATGCTTTGCTATTTATACGTTTTACGTTGATCTGTGGCTACCTGCTCAATTTGATTTCAACACTTACCTATCTGGCAATCTGTCAGAAGATGAACGATTCGAGCGCGAGCACCTGAAACGAATTGCAGAATCTTCCGCCACTATTACTTTGCCCTTCATCCCTGCTCCAGGTCAAATCCTCCATCTTTGCTTGCCAAGTGAGGACGATGATGGCATGAGCTTCCTAACGCTCTTTGCTTCAGCTGGTGTCAATGGTGGTGAAACGCTTTCGATCGCTCCCTATCGCTTACTAGATTAATGCCTGAATCCCTTCCAATTATTCAAATTGTTGGAGAATTCGACTGCCCTACCCGAATATTAAAAGCGATGTTGTTTCGGCACTCGATTGAAGTATATGAAGCACATTCAATGGAGCGGATATTAACGCTAACTGAACAGGATGGAGATTTAAAAAAGCTGTTTGATGATCGAGATTATTTAAAGTATCAGGTTTGGCTTAAGACTTATGCTAATCCAACTATTGGTTTTATCCAGGTTCGTAGAGAATGGCAAAATTGAAAACAGCAGGGCTGACGAAGGCTGAAAAAGAAGTCCTAGCATTGATCCAGTTGGGTAAAACCCGCAAAGAAATTGCCGTAATTCGTTTCAATGCGCTCGGAACAATCTATGCTCACGTCCATCGAATTAAGCAAAAAGGATTTTTAGGAAATGGCAACACTACTCAAAACTGATGCTGCAATTTTGTTTAATTGTCAGCAGAAAGAACTCAATGAAAAACTAACATTGGTATCTCGTGCAATTCCGAATCGCCCTTCTCAACCAGTATTAGCAAACGTGCTTTTAGTGGTCAATCAAGATAAGCAGCAGATTTCCTTGACTGGATTTGATTTATCGATTGGAATTTGCGTCAGTATGGGTGCAGTTGTTCAGTCCTCTGGGTCAATTACTCTTCCTGCCAAACTTTTGGGAGATATTGTTTCCCGTTTGCCGGAAGGAGTACTTACCATTTCGGTTGATGAGTCAGATGTTGCAACAATTACTGCAACAGTTGGGCGCTATCAAGTGCGTGGTATGCCAGCTGATGAATACCCTGAGCTTGAGTTGCCTCAAGAAGCAGCAATGACCCTCAACAAAGTTGAGATGTTGGCGGGATTGCGCCATACACTTTATTCCTGTAGCGATGACGAAACAAAACAAGTGTTGACCGGAATCCATTTCACTCTCGAAGCCGATCGTCTGGAATGGGCTTCGACAGACGGGCATCGCCTATCTTGCTTCAAAGTTGTTGAGGAGGAGCCAGCGGATCGAGAGGTTGGGTCGTTAACCATTCCAGGCAAGGCAGTCAAACTGCTGGAAGCAATTTTGTGCAATGGAGCGAAAGAAACCTTTGATTTTAAGCTGGGTAAAGGCTTAGCTGAGTTTCGTGAAGAAAACATGGTCATGACGACGCGTCTGCTTGAAGGGCAGTATCCAAACTATAACCAGCTAATCCCGCGTCAATTCGGACGAGAGGCTTATATCGATCGTCGTCAACTGATTGGGGCGATGGAACGCGTAGCTGTGCTGGCAGACCAAAAAAACAGCATTGTGAAATTCAGCCTTAATGTTCCTTCTCAGACGATTGTGCTATCGGTTGAAGCTCAAGATGTGGGCAGTGGTAGGGAAGAGATTCCAGCGACAATTACAGGAGATGACTTGGATATTGCGTTTAACGTAAAATATCTGCTCGAAACCCTGAAGGCGATCAGCACAAAAGAGATTGTGCTGCAGTGCAATACATCCACAAGTCCGGCGGTAATTCGTCCCATTGGCGGGGAGGATTATGTAGGACTGACCATGCCGATCCAGATCAGGTCTGTCTAATGGAATTATTGGAAGCTTATATCCAAGATCCTTCAACCGTTCTTCGTAACCGCATCATTGAGCAACATCGTGGCCTGGTTAAGTCGATTGCTCGTTCCCTTTGCCGCAACGGGTGGATGGATGTAGAAGATCTTGAAATGGTGGGCTATGACGGGTTAATCTATGCGATCGAGCGGCTGGGTTTAATTCCGACTCATGCATTCTTGCCTTACGCCAGGGTTTGCATTAAAGGTAAGATGCGTGAGTTTTTGGGTCAAAACGGAGCGGTGAAGCTTCCCTCGGAAATTAAGCAATTGAGGCGACGAATGTATGCTGCTGAAGCAGAATTGTTCAGCCTCTTAGGACGGCAGCCCACTCACGAGGAAGTTCGGTTAATGATGGGTATCTCTGTTGAAAAGTTTTTAGAGCTTCAGCAGGCAAATTGTTCAGCAGTAAGTTTGGACGCGCCAGTTCAACAGGGAGAGGAAGGATTTACGCTGCTTCATACAATTCCCTGCCCAGACAATGAGGGAACTGAAGCCGTTATGGTACCCGAAAGATTGTCCCTATTCTCAAAGTTACGCTCGATCCTCGACTTCCTGCCCCAGGAGCTTCAGCAGATTGTGGAGTGGGCTTATGTCGATAATCGATCGCCCCATGAAATTGCCCGGTTCTTGGAGCGGTCAACCTGGGACGTAGAGCAATATTTGGATCAAGCCCTATCTTTATTGCGCCAACAGTTTGAAGATCCTGGAAGCGCAACTGAACTTCCAGAATGGCAACGGGCAACCCAAAGCGAAATGCAGGTTGTGTTGGAGCAGGTTCAAACAGCGATCGTTCAATTGCAAACTCAACGGTCTACGGTTCATATAGGTGCGATTGCTCAAACAACTGGAATTGAATGCCAAAAGCTGTGGCATCATCCTAAAGCTCTACATCAAATTCAATTTGGCGAGGATGTTCCCAGTCGCGTCCGGGCAGCAATTCAACGGCTTGCCCAGAAACGTAAACGCGCGACATTAGCAGCCGTTGCCAGAGAAGCCAAGATCCCAATGATGATTGCGCGACGATATCGCCATTTATTACCTGGAAGCCGGAAGACAGTCTAGCGTATGCCTCGCTACAGTGCGATCGGAATAAGGTCAGGTCAATTGGAAGTGCGATCTTCTTTTGGGAAAAGTGTGTGATCGATGCAGTAACGTTTACTAACAGGTAAACAAGATTTTCCAGATTTGCCGTCAGCGTGCTGCCTTAGGACGATCGGAGGTAGCACCTACCTCGGTTGTACAATGGTGCGCGAGCGACTTACCCATTCATTACGCCCAGACCCACCCCTGAGCGAGTATCAGTCTTTGGGTTTGATACTAGCTGCTATCTTAGCGGGGTTTGTTTGCTTCGCATTCTTTTTAGGTTTTATTTTAATAACTGTTTTACCGGCTGATTTAGCTTTTTGCTGAATCAAGGCAACAAATTGTCCAGTTCGCATAGCAGTACGACGCTGGTTAATTAGCGAAACCTGCGTTGCACCATTTGGCGCATATTTAGGCGGTTCAACGTGCTCCACAATTGGTTCTGGGCTAGGGATGGCTCCTGCCTTTACATCCTGAATTGCAATCTCATTAAACTTCCGCACGACAAACGTACTGAGTTTATGATTGTGATTTCTAGCCCGAAGCTTCGCTCGACGATACAGCCGCGCAATCTTGTTTTTTGTCTTATGCCAATTCTTCGACAAATACTCCTGGCGTGCCAGTTGCTGCTGTAATTTTTCCAGGCGCAATAGCAGCTTTAGATCTTCAGGGATTGCCTCCACCATCTTGCCGCGATCGTCTACATACAAAATGCCTTGTGCCTGTGGCAAAGCCAATCCTGCCGTTCTAGTGCTGACTTTGGGTGGCTTGACAGGTAAATTGCCTGTCATCTGGAGATAATAAGCGTCAGGCTGGCGGCACAGCTTTAACACTTTCACCGGAACATCTTGATTCCAGTCCTGTGCAAAATATTTCACTTTGAATTCGCCCAGCTTGGGAATCTGGAGATATGCCACCTCTCGACCTTTTTCATCAACCCGTCGGATTCGCAGCTTTGAGGCGTCTTCGTGAATTAGAGTGTCAACCGCATCCCCCTTGCGCTTAAACCGGGGAAGTCCTCCTTTCTTAGACTTATATCGGTCCCAAGCATTAGCAAGGCTGTGGCAGGTTCCTCGAATAAACCAAGCAGGGATTTCATTGAGTGCCTGCCAATCTGGATGGCGTTTGTGAGCGAAGAACTTGGCGAGTGAGAAGTTGGAGGGGTTGTCGAGGCGCGGTTCTTTATAGGCAAAGGGTGAGGGTTCTTCCCAAATGCGATCGTCCAGCCCTGTAGGAATGAGTGGGCAGAACATTCGGTAAGGTCGCCTTGAAGCACGACGCGAGTAAGGAATGGCAGCCCAATCAGTGTCGCTAGCCCCTTCTATAATGTCTAGCTTTCCTGAGGTAAACTCCCATCGTTTTCCTTTCATCCAGCGGTATTCCCATCCGATTGGACAACAGGGAGCACGATGATAAGTTTTTTTGAGTTCTCCCTCTTGTTTAACCATGACGACGTAGGGAGCACTGTAAGCATCAAGTTCAATCAAGAGTTCTAACCCCCAGTTCCAAACTAAGCGGAGGGTTTCAATCCACCGATCGATCGTTTGCTGCTGAGTTTTGTTGGGATAGATTTTAAATTCTAATGTTTTCATAGGGATCTTCGAGAACCCTCATAGGATTTAGGGTTAGGCACAACTTGGTAGGGCGGTTTAATTCGGTTGAAGAAACTTCTAGCTCTGTTGATGAATTTGAGTCAGCGCATTATTGAGCTATAGGATTGTTTCTCTAAATATTTCTTCTAGCTGCCTACGATGCCGAAACGTTTGAAATTCTGCTATGAGTGGATAGGTTTCAGATGCCTCAATTCCGATTCGCTCCATGAGGAACCACCGAAAATAGGCATCGCTCTCAGATGCTTCAGCCGTTTCAATTAGTCCGATGGCATGGTTAATTGCCTGTGTGGTTTCCCATTGGGACATCTCTCCGTACCAATGACAATTAACCAAAGCTTTGCGAGTTTTTAGCCCAAAAATTACCTCAACACCTTCCATCAAGGGCGATCGTCCCTTTTTCAAAAACTCTCGCAGCTTGGCAGACAGTATTAGTGCTTTATCTTCTGTCTTGCGCTTATTCTCAAAGCCTTTTTGAGGGCGCTCGGCGGATTTGTGCAGATGTATTAGTCCTTTGACGATCGCTGCTTCCCCCTCGGCATAACCTACCGCTTGAAACAGAGATTGCGCCCTGGCTCTAGCTTCAATAAGCGAGATAATCCCATTTTTGCTATTCAACTGCCAGTAGACGGCAGGCTGATGGTTTTCAGGGTTAAACCAGGCATTTGTAAAAATGACATCCGGTTCGATGTCTGGCATTAAAGGAATTGGATTAGTCATCGATCGCTCTCCATCTGCAGCTCAACATCTAGTCCGAAATCTGCAGCATTTGGCTGTGCTGCAATTTCTTTCAGCCAATCGATCCAATTTACGCAAGATTCCCCAACCACTACGTCTCGAACAAACAGATCTAGCCGTCCATTAGCGGCAACATCAAAAATGCGATCGCTTCCTCCGTCTGTCCAGATGACGATAATGACATATTGAGTTTTTAAGTCAGTGGTGATGGTTAAAACACCATCAGTAAACACTTGCAAGTTCCCATATTTCGTTTTGCTGCGCTCTTTGACAATTGTGCGAGCAGTGTTTGCAATTTCCTGAACTTCGGAAATGACATCTTGCTGGGCGATAGCGATTGGTGCTGGTGTAAGAGATAGGGGTACAGGAATTCCGTTACACAGGATGTTGATCGCGTATTGGGTGCGCTTAAAAAGTGGCTGCATGGAAGTTTACCTCAACTTGTTCAATGGTTTGTACATCAGGAATCCAAAGCCCTTGCTTGCCCTGTGCTGGAACAGGGAGAATGAGCGGTTTAACATTTTCGAGTTTGAGAGCATGCCGGTTGGGTTGCCAGTTACCAACGGCACGTTCTAGTGATGAAACACTGGAAATTGCGATTGTGTCATTACCCTCGCGTGAGGCAGAATTACCAGAATTCGCTACCATTTCGAGTGATTGGGTCAGGTCACAAACGGCAATGATGCAGCCATAATGCACCGGGATCTGTCCTGTCCAAAGTTTGGTTAAAATATTTTCTCAACTAATGGAGTGCCTGCCGCAATTTCTTTAATTGCCAGCAGATCATCGTGACGGACTTTTCGCTGTGCAGCATGAATGTATAGCTGTCCTCGCCAGAGAAGTCTTTTGGGGCGGGTTTCGTATTCTTTGAGGAGTAGGGCAATAAAAGTTGCCCAAGGTTCCCAAAGGGTGAGGGCGCGAACTTCAAACTTTGTCAATTTCCAGTCCCTCCAAGTGCGCATGAAGGGGTAACTGTGATGCGGGGTAATGTTTGCTCCAGTGTTTTATCAATATTTTCGATAAGATCTCGAACAAGTTGGCGCTGAAAAGAATCATCCCAGGCAGCGGCAGAAGTATGACTCTCAACGTAAAAGGCAAGGGTATTGCATAGTTTGTCTTGAGGTGATTGGGGCGTTGCTGGAGCTTCGGCAAGCCACCGATTGATAATCTGGGCTGCCAGGTTTACTAGAGTTGCCTTTTCTGTGCCCCATAATCGATCGAAATCGACATAAAGGCGAATGCTAGAATCTCCAGGGTGCTGCTCCTGCCAGTCTTTCAGTACCTGAAAAACAAATTGGCTCCACTGAATGCGATCGGATTCTGTCCAGTTAGGGGGTAATTGAGGCATGAGAAAATCTCCTAGAAAAGAGCGAGTTGAATAGTAATGTTGTTCTGCGGCTTGGGGGACGTCCTCGTTTTTTAGGTGGAGGAAGTTCTGCTAATGAGGGTTCATCGGATTCCGTAACTTGCACGACAGCTTCTGGTGAGATTTCAGTGCTATAGTCCGTTTCACGGACTTCTAGAGTAATTGGTGAAACAAGTTGAACTTGGTTAAATGAGTAGTCCTGGACGCTGTGTTCAGGGCGACCAGGCACCTGTACGGCAAACAAGCCGTTAAACCAATTCACTCGCTGAACGATTCGCTCTCTCCATTGCTCAAACTCAATTAGGTCGATGTGACTAGGACGTTGAGTAATTTGCACCCGATCGCCACTGCGAATGCCAAGATACGCCCGTCCTGGTTCGGCGGGTTCAATCCAGGCAGCAGGTTGAATGATGTGCGAGCCGTCCTCTAGCTGCACTAGGATGCTGTTGGGACTGCCGTCGCGTCCCTCATAATCTGCATCATGAATGAAGCCCCTGACGATGCCCGGACGGGCGGATTCTGCTACGTCATGAACTAGAACCCAATCATCAACTTGAAGGGTAATTCCGGGTGCAGGACGATCGCAGTATTGATTGGCTCCAGCTGCCAGGAAGCAAAGCCCATGCATCGGCTGAAGTGTTTTGATTTCCGCATATTGGATTGAGGGTGGTGTGGGTTGCTGATAGTCACCGCGTAAAGCTTTGAGAAGGATTTGTCCATGACATTTGAGCGGGTCGTCTGCTGTGAGCCGTTCACCTTTTTGAGCACACCAGCAGGCGATCGTTTGTCCAAATAACTCCGGCAGGGCTGCCATTAACTCAGCGTTGCCTAATAAATGAGCTTCGTATTTCTGAAGAACCTCAACACGATTACCATGTTTGCCAATTTGGAAGGGATTGTGCCATTTTGACTGAGGTAGCCGATAGATGGGGTTCCCTCGACCAATGTAAGTGTCGTAGTCTTTGGTGTACTTGACGTTAACAACATAGGATGACTGATGTTTCCCAAAATCGATCGATCCTACTGCTTGCTCTAAAACTGCATACGCCTCTTCAGGAACACCCCAAACTTCATCCAGCGTTAATTGATTTTCAACAAGAAGTGATCGAAGCTCATTCGCTGTTTCAACAGTACCGATCAAGACATCTCCATCGAGCGTGTAGATTTGGGTGCTGCGATCAGTCGGCGTTCTTTGGCTGGCAGTTTCAGACTGCTTCATTAACTCAACAAGGGCATTTCGGGCTGCGGCAAAAGCGTTTACATCGACGAGTCCCATTGACTGAATTGCAGTGTGATCAGGCTTATTTGCGGCGGCAGTAGCCGGTTCTCCTAGCAGGAGGGCTTTGACGTGGCTGAGGGCTGAGACTTTTTGCAGCAGTTCTGGGCAGGTATTGGTTTCGAGGGCATTTGCAATTACTACTAAGGCGGCAGAAATCGAGCGATGATCACAGCGATCGGTCAATTTTTTGGATGCAGCAGCTTTGCGGAGTCGTTCAATTTGCTTGCGTCTCTTTTCACTCAGGAGCGGTGCCAGAAACTGGTTGAATACTTTAACAGGCTGATCAAACTCTGGAACTTCAACTATACTTTCAGCTTCTCCAGCTTCAATTACTCTGCCACGAAGCTGAGGGTGTCCTGGCTGAACGATCGCCACTTCATACGCAATTCCTGCTGCTCCGTTAATTACCGCTGGACGAGGATTGCTGAGTTCAAGGTTAGTTGCCAGTGCACTGGTGTCTTTCTGCTCGGAATACCATGCTCGTTGCCCATTGAAGAGTTGATCGATCGCAGTTGCTACTCCAAGCTTTTCTAGTTTCCGCAGCGTAGCTGCCTTAACTACCAATCGCATAAACTCGGCTGAATAGGGTTTCTGTCGCAGTGCTTCAAATGGCTCCCACCATGTACCCACAGTTGTGGCTTCGATTTGGCGAAGAATTTCCTGGCAAACCTGGATCTGTTGCTCCTTCTGCTTTCCTGACTGCTTCAGTGTTTTGTGGAGAATGGGGAGAGTCTCTTCAACCTCTTGGTCGAGCGTTGCCATGAACTCTGCCAGCATCTGCCGTGCTGAAAATTCGGCATACCCTGATGGACTGTTGCAGGTCGGCTCCATCCCTTCTAACTCATCAGGCATTCGGTGAATAAACACTGTGTTGGGGTTAGGGTAATTCACGGGCTTGGGAATGCCGCAGAATTCAAACAGCAGAAACGGTTGTCCCTCCTCGTTACGCTCCGCGACAACCTGCATAGCAATCTCTCCAATGGGAGTCGTCATATCGTACTGCCCGATCAGGTTATGAGCAGGTTCGGCAGTTGGGTCAACTTTTAGCCAGTCTCGAATAAACTGCTCAACTTTCGATTGGGTCATTGTGCCGCCGACCGAAGTGACCGAGCAATCGTAATGAGCAATAATTTCAACGGTTTCGCCGTAATTGTGCAGCGCCAAGTACTCACCACGCCAGTAAAGATGCCAGCGATCGGGATCATGCTGCCGGACTGCCCGTTCAGGGTGATCAATCAATTCCTGTTGAAGCTTTCTCAGCAGGTTAGCGTTAATCTTCACCCAGGCTGATGTGAGGTTTGTGAATAGAGCTTTTTGGGGCTGGAGGGTCTGATCTAGATCTTCACAAGATCTACAGGATGAACCTGAGTTTTGAGGTAGATCATCCGAAGATCTAGTTTCTAATGCTGCCTTAACCCATGCGGGTGTTCCCGTTTCAAGGATGTTTAACTCTTGGTTGTTTAATTGAGACATTTGTTTTGACTCCGTTAATGGCTGGAGTGTGGGGAGGTGTGTTTCAGTAGTGCAGTAGGGACAAATCAGTTTTACAAGTCCGTCTTCTTGCTGTTCTACAAAGCCTCGATCGATTGCCTCATCTACTGCTTTCCACCGAGCAAACCGTCGCTTCTCCTCGAAGTTGGGACTACCCATCGGGCAAACTGAATCGGCTTTTGCAGAGGGCTTGGTAACGAACTCTGGACGCTGGCAGCTGCATCGATCGCACAACACTTCAAAATATCGAATCATTTCTCCGTTATGGCAGGTCTTAATCTGCTCATGCAGGGAAACCGGAATGCGTTGATGTTGCAGAATTTGCTCCAAGGTGAAGCCGTGCTGAATGTGGCTATCTGGGTTGGAGCCAGTTCCGCCGAATAAACCCATCCTGTCTACAATCAGTGTGTTGGTTTTGCCTGCCCGATGCTCCTGCACATATTGCACTGTGACTCGATCGCCAACTTGAATCGAGCGTAGTGGGCAATAGTTTCGAGCTAATGGCAAGTTGCAGTAGCGACGGGCACAGCGGGGGATCGGAGCAAAGCTATAATTGTCCAGTTCTTGTGCAATATTCTCGATCGACTGGCAATCTTGCAACTTCTCAATGTGATCAAGCAGGGTTTCAATGGTTGGCTGATCTGTCTGCTCGATCGCCTGGTAAAGTCGCTGAAACAGCTTGTGCAAATGAAATTCAGGATAAGGGTGATTGATGCCAGCTTTTTCCAGTGATGCTAGGGCAAGTAAATCAGCATCTAGACTCAGCCAGGTACGCGGATGAAACACCCAATGTGCCTCAGAGCCATCAATCTGAATGTCATTGGCTTTGGCAAAGCATTGGGCTTTTGCCATCAGGGTTTCCTGTTCCCGTTCCAGCCGCTCGCGCTCTTGCTCATTTTGCTTTTCACCTGGCTTAATCCACTTGCCTGCAGAACCGCGCTTCTGGCTTGGGCTCCAATACTCTTCGCCAACCTGCTCTAGCTTTTGCAAACTGAACTTTAGCTGTGCTTCGATTTCTAATAAATACAGTTCAGGATAGGGGTGGTTTGATTCAAAGTAGAAAGTGAGTTCGCTGGCATCATGGGTGCGCTCGATCGAGCCTTTGTCAAACCGCACCTTCACTTGAGGAAAACGGACTTCTACAACCGTGCCGGGGGTTGGCTCGACGTAGCGTTTGGCTGTCACCCGATCGCCGACCTCAAAGCTGTAGCGTTCTGGCTCTTGGATCGGTGCATTGCTTTTGATAAAGCCGTCCTGCAACAGTTTGGTAATGCTGCGTTGGCTGAAACTGCCGTCGTCGAAGCGAATTACGAAAGTAGTATTTTTCTTGTGAGTTTGCAGCACACTCCCATGCTTCCACTCGCCTTGATTATCAGGTCCTTGAATACGAGTGCCAACAGTAAAGCGTTGCTTGGCAGCTGCTATCTCAGATTTCTTGACTGTGGGCTTTAGTGCTTTGCCAGACTTGAGGCGATTGATCTGGTTATGAATGCGGGTGCGAAGCTCTGGGGGATTGCTGGACTTGCGAAAGGCGATGTTGTTCCTCTGAATTACATTGAAAAATTCGTAAGCAGCTTCAAGAATGGTGCGATCGTCACACTGTTCAATCAGATCAGTTTGCAACAGTGCTTCGATATGCCGCTTCCCGCCTGCTTCATCAGGTCTACAACGATGGATACCTTCTGATGTTGCTTCAAAGTGAAATTGAGTAATTTGCCACCAGTCCTGAAAAGTACTCCATTTCTGACGAGTGCCAGGAGTTTTATAAACTTCCAACTTTTTCAGCGGTGGATACCAGTCTGCAAAATGAACATAATCAGGATTTCGACGCCGATCGAGTTCCCAGCACCACTTCGGGAATGTCCACTCAAATTTTTCTAATAGTTGCTTTGCCTCGACGAGCGGTACAGAATAGAACCATTGTGGAAATTCAGCTTCGCTGAGACCATATGGATTAATATCTGTGTTTTCTGGTTCATATGGTCGCTTCAACGCATGCGGGGAGGCGTACTGCACTAATTGCTCTCCCTCAGCTCGCACGGCAATCAGATCTGAACTTTCGTAAGGACTGTAGCCACAAACAATGGCAGGTTGATTGGCTGGCTTGTCTTGCCAATATTTACTATTGTGTTCGACTCTCAACTGCCACTGAATCTGCAATCGCTCGCCGATAGCAAACGGTTGATTCACTTTTTCAATGGCGGGCGGTTTTTTGCGATCGTATTCAAGCCTCGCTCGCAAATCAACAAATGCTCCTGCTGCCTGCTGAATTGTCTCGGGATATTGACTGAGTTTATAGGTTGGGTGCTCAGATTTAAGACCGTCAAAACTTGTACGTCGCCCATTATGACAGAGGTTGATTGCTTCGTAAGCCTGTGCCTCGACTGCCTGGGGATGCTCAATAATCCACCGCTTCACTTGAGAAATCTGCTGCCCAATGCCGCCGGATGTATAGGTAATGCTGGTATGAGGAAAGTGGCGATCGATATCTGCAATCGCAGGACGGTAATCTTTGCCCAAACTGACTAAAATCTCTTCGTAATTGCCAGGGCTGTAGCGGGTCTGGCAGATTGTGAAGGGAGCCTTTTGCTTGATGGATTCCAGCTTTTCATTAACCTGCGGCAGCAGTTCTACGGTGCGACTGGCGGTCATGCGCTGATTGTAGTCCTCGATATGGTCAAAGACTTCGATCAGTCCATATTTGGCAGATAGGATGAGTACATCTAAGCCACGAAACACCCAGTAGCTCTGCTCACGCAGCTTCCGCAGCATTTGATAAAGTGGACCATCATATCTTGCCAGGGCAGTCAGGTCTTTGCCGGGAGCCTTGCGATCAGAGCAGGCAACGATCAGCAGGCGGCGAGTGGGTGGCGCATAAGGAACAAGCCAGTCTGTTTCATCAAATTTATAAAGGTTTTTGCAATGAGCTTCTCCCCAAAATTGCCGTTTTTCCCAATCAATGCTGGTCACTTCCCAGGCAATATCCAGCTCGATATGTCCACCAGATGGATGTAGGATCTCAACAAACTTGTCCCCTATTTGAGATGGAAATTCAAGATTTGCAGGTTGAAACAGTTGGGAATCAAGATGCACTAAAAGGCTGAGATAGGCATAAAATTCAGCACTGTCGGTTAAACGCTTGACTTTTGCCCGTGCATGATTTTGCTCGTCAATATAAGTGTCGAGAATCTCTAGAGGACGATCGAGTGAATTGCTGTAAGCCACGCGATCACCTACCTTGAAGGAGGCTAAAAGTGTTTCATTATTCATGGCTTTTGCCAGATATAAATGCAATTGCCCGGAGGCTGTGATGCCTTTGAGACTAACCAGGGTGCTTGAATAACCTGATGCTCAAACTTAAGAATTCGCTTACTACCGTGAACTGCCTTATTGCCGATATGAACATAAGTGCATTGACGAATGATGCTTTCCTCTCGTGGGCCATACATATTGCCATCCGGAGAGTCAGGCAAATGCTTCTGTGTAATCCAGGCACCAATCACCACTTCTGGCTGAAGCTGTTTAATTGCTTCGATCGCGTCTAATCGGATTACGTCTGATGGTGGTTTCGTGGGAACTTGCCGCATCATTCGGTACTGCAACAAAACCTCAGGAAATTCCTGACAGTAGTTGTCAGTTCCAGGGATGCCCAGATGCCAATATAGATCGCCGTTTCCACTGCCAATCTCGATCGCTGAACGAGCGCCGATGAAATCCTTAAGCCATTGAACCAGTTCGATCGTTGGGATCTGGTATCGAGCGCGTTTTGTACACCAAGCACGAAATTGATCTCTAGGGAGCGTAGAATAAAACGCCGATGGATAGAGTCTAATTCGGCCGCCTTCATCCAAAAGCTTCTCGTCCAACTTCTTCAGAATTTTGGGATTAGGGTCAACAATTTCCATATTTTAAACCTTCAATGCCTCTAATCTGCAACGCTTCGAGATGCCCACCGATCGGTTCTGGAGTCCGTGGAATAACAATTGCCGCCATTGCCTCAACCTCAAGCGGTGCTTCACAGAACTGTGCAACTTGATCGGCTACTGTGTGGGGGTAGGTGATAAGCTCGCTGAATTTGATTTCTAAACTGGTTGAGTTTTTGTAGCACGGCAACAGTTGTCTTACCGCTTCCCGATCGCGCTTAATGCTCCGCTGAAGTTTGCGAAGGCTATGATTATCAAACTTTATTCCGGTTGTGAGTGTCAGAAACATCTGCTGAGATTTTGCCTGATCCCATGAATTGCGAGTCATGTGGATGAAGCGATACTGCTCTGTTTTAGGCGGACGGTGCTTATGAATATCAAGAAGCTTGACTGCCTTTCCCCGACAATTCCGCATCCACGCTGTTTGCTGCGGCAAGCCAAACTGCAAGCTTGTTTCGTAAGCATTTAAGTTTTCGCAGAAAACCTCCATCCCTCCCCTGTGCAACATTTTCATCGTGAGGGTTGAGCCAGAACGGGGAAACCCGCAGACGATCGTAATAATTTCACTCATGTAAATTAAATCTTTTGTATCTTGTATTTAGCTAAATCCATTCTGTTATTTCAAACTCATCGGGTTTAACGCCCAGCTTTTTGCCATCTTCCAGAACGGCTGATATAGCTCCATGCGAATTAACCCAGGTGGAATATTCCATCCCTCCGACTGCGATTGCTCTTACCCCTGGCATTCCTGATGCAACATTCTTGAGCATCTTAATGCGCGCAGGAACTCGATCGTTCCAGTGAGGTGGATAGTCGGGCGATCGGCTGTAGAGGGCGGGAGAGCGATAGAGCTTACGGATGCGTTCCCATTCCTGACGATCCATATCCATGCCAAGCGGCAAATATCGCCGACCCTCAGCACGAGCTTCATCATCGTTCTGGAACGTTTTTTCTAGCTCAGTTTGAATAAGATATTGGGTTCGGAGTTCAAGAACTTGCCAGGTTAAGCAGAGCCAATCGCAAAAGTCTGAAACTCCATAGCTCTGTCGTCCTAGATAATAGCGGAATGCTCCAATTACAAGGGTTATTTCATCGTTAGGGTTGCAAATTTGAGGGAGAGTCATTGTTGCAAATGGTAAAAGTGTGTGGGAGCTTGGCTTCAGCTTCGATCGCTCTCAGGAGCCTGAATTGATGGGCATAGCCGCGAGTCCACCAGCGAATCGCGACAGACTGTTCATAGGGGCAAATTGTTATCGTGCTATCTCGGTGGTCACGCTCTGCAAAAATCTCACCTTCTCGAAACCATTTGTCAAAGAGTGAGTCGTCGTTGTCAAAGCGTTGCATTATCTCCGCCAAGGTTTCGCCTTTCGCCAGCTCCCAATTCGGTTGACCCGGCAAAATTCGCCGAATATCTCCGTCCTCTGAAGCCCGAAACCCCGATCGCTCCAATGCTTCAATCAAGCTGCCGCGCCATTCCAGGGCAGAAGAGCTGAGTGTATCTACCGGATTTAGCCCCAAACCCCAAAGCAGCCGCCGCAGTCGCCAGAGCGCATCATTAGCTGCATTTTGAGTTCCGGCATGACCCAGCCAGTTATCAACTGTTACCAGGGTTTCAGCCGTAATAAGGAGCGCAAAGCGTAGAAGTTCAATGTCCTCGATCGCGCTGATTTTTTGCCGCGTTTTCTCAATGCTGTCTAACCGAGGCACACTGTCATAAAGCTTTGTAGCGATGCGATATCGCCAATCATCTTGTAGCTGCTTCACCTTGGCAGCATCAATGCAGGGCAAGTGTGAGGAAATGCCAATCTCTCCCTGTGCAAGTTTCTGGCGGTAGAGATTAACAGCGCAAATTGGATCTTCAGCTTCAATCCAGACAGCATCTGCCTGGCACCAATAGCCACCATCCCCATGTTTCTGTGCAATGTCGCGGTAGTTCATACTTATTCCTTATTGACAACCCGTTAATTTCAGGGCGGTTTGGTACAAAAGGTCTGGGGTTAATGTCTGATAGCGATCGATCAATTGCATGGCTTTCCCTAAGCCACAGACAACCATGCAGAAGGTTCTAATCTTTGTTTCATCAACTGGTTCAGCTTCAACCAACTCAGCAAAGGCTTCGAGGGATAGGGCAGTCGCCATATCCCCTGGGTGATCTTGATGACAAAAAGTGATATTTGCTGCTTGTCCCTTTGGCGAAGGGTAGCTGTAGTCAGCCCAATTAAAATCGTGGATTACCCAATATTCCAAACAGGCGCGACGAATTAAATCACTGTTGAATTCCCTAATAAATAGTTTCAGCGTGCAGGGAATTTCCTCAAGAGAAATTTTGGACACTATTTTTGATAGAGCCAAAGTTTTACCTCCATTACGTCCTACCTTGGCTAATCGCCGTTGTCTTGCTTTACCCATAACGAAGCCTTCCTCTATAAATGCAAAGACAATTGACTTAGTTGTGACTCCGATCTCACCTCGTTAGGTGGAATAAAAGCTTGAGTATTCAGAAACACATCAGGAAATTCCAATCGCCAGTGAAAAAAGCGCAATCGAGCAGCAACGTCGTTGACGTGATTGACGATCGCTTGCTGCTCTGACGGAATTTTGCCGTTAAGAACACATTGCAGTGTATTAGTTGTAGGCACCAATGCACCCGCAACTTTGGGGATAAAAGGCACAGATGACCAGACATTGCAGGCGGTTCTAAGTGTCTCAAGAGACCCTGATGTAGCGGCTATTTTGAAACACGCTCGTTCCTGTTTATTCCGCTTCCGCAATTCAGCAGCGATCGTTTTATCTTCCGAGCCAGAGGTTTTATAAAAAGCGTCTGGAATACCCTGCTGCAACACAGACAACTTATCGACGCCAATCAGGCTGTCCCCACAGCGAATGTTGGATAAGGGTGGCAGAGGGAGATCTGTGAGGCAATGCTGCTGCGTTGCATTAAGCCACAAGCTGAGCTTGCATAATTCAACTGCTAGAGGGTCTTTATCAACCCCGTAGATGCAACGCTGCGTTGCAAGCAATAGACCAAATTCAATTTGGTCATGCGTGAGATGTTGGGATTGAAAGGCAATTCGCGCAACTTCCAGCCCAATCGATCGAACTGCTCGGATCAAGAAAACGCCACTGCCGCAAGAGATGTCAGCTGTTGAAAATTGCAATAGTGTTTCTAGCTGCTGCTCAACAGGTAAGGCTTTAACTTGTTCCAGCTTCCTCGCCAGTCCCAAATCTTGATTTTTGCTCTTGCCAGTTCCAAGCGTGTTGTGGCACATGAACCGAACTAGATTGTTAGGAGTGTAGTGCCGACCCATTTGGCGACGATCTTCTTCATTCCTGACGGTCTGATACTGTTGCTGAAACACCTCAACACAGTCTTTTACGGTTGCATTCTCTAGATGCACCCCAAACAGTTCGTAACCGCCCAAATACTCAGATAACAGTGCCATTGCTTCAGCAATCGCTTTTACTTCGGTTTCACCCAATATGCGATCGGATTGGGTAAGAGTTTTTAACGCTGCTCTTTTGACCAATGATTTCATTTACCCTGCCCAATATCCACTGCTCATGTTTTTTTCAGTTCGATAGAACGTGCCGTACTTATCGGTTTGAGGTTCATCTAGCAACACACGGCTATGCTCTGCTTTTTCTAGGACTTCTTGGCTGGGATAGCGAAAGCCGAAAGAATTCCATCCCTTGTGTTGCTGATTGAGCGACCACCAGTTTCCGTGCTCGTCTCGGCGGACACAGCCAGACTCATCGCGTTTCCAGATAATCGGTTCTGTTGGGGTTGGCTCTGTTGATTCAGACATCCCTGCAATATTCTTCCTCGGTGCCGTACTTTGTTGCAAACCAGAAGCAGAAGAAAGGGTTAACGTGCTTGAATTCCAGTGCATAGAAGGGCTGAATCTGGATTTTGAAGCGCGCTCGAACGGGTGGAAGTTGAACTTCTGGGTTGAGTTTGTAATCAACCTCCCGACGGTAGGACCAGCAGGTTGCCCACCACCTGTCATCTTTATAATTTAGGCAGTTAAAACTAAAGTCTTTCATCGGCTTGATAACCTCCAGCCTTTGTGGTTTGAAATCTCGCCGTTTAGCAAGTACTGCATACAGCGATAGTTCAGTTCATTCTTTGTGCAAAACTTTTGCAGGTTTCCAGGCGAGATACGGTGAATTTTCCCGTGTGTATCAACAAACGTATGTCCATAGAGTGCTAGTCGCTTTTGCCGACAGGCTTGCTCTGTAGGGGGAACTTGGTCGATCGTGCTGCGAATCCAGTCGAGCGAGATGCCGTAAGATGCACCCAGGTTGGCATAGCGAATAAAGATGTATTTGTGCAACACCTTAAGTGCTGCAGATGCTGTGTCACTTTTGCAGTCAGCATACGCTGCGATTGCGCGAATCGTTGTCAGTCCTTCCCCCAAATCCTGACAAATTTCATAAACGACATACGCCTGAGCAGTCAGCTTCTGCAAGCACCAGTTACGGTAGGCAAGACGTGCTTCTGAGGTCATAGCTGTATGTCCAGTGTTTCTTCATCGGCAAAAGAGGTTGACCCGTTACTCCATTCCACAACTGGCATCAACCGCTTCTTCTGCCTTTGATACTGGAAGCGAATAACCTGACCGTTTTGCTCTGACCGCGTTCCCTTAAATTGCACAACTGGATCACCAACAGAGAAGACCTTCTCCGGCTTGATATTGTCAACCGACCTCAACAGGTAAGCGGTTTGAAGCCCGATTCTTTGCTTGTCAATGTATTGTCCAATCAAGCAATTGCAGACCTGTCCAATTTGGCTACGGATCACAAAAATGCCGTGCTCCTTCAACAAGTAATCACCAATCTGCCTTAGTGTTGTTGGTGTATCGGTCTGGAGAAATCCTAAAATGAGCGATCGAACATGATTCCAGTGAGGCGAATTGTATTTTTGTGTCTTATACCGTTTTTCAATTCGGGTTTTGGGCAGGGAAACACTCCGCTTTCGCATTTCTGCGTCGCTTAGGTAATCAAGCCTAGTTTGTAGGTCTTGATAGGCTTCTGAGGAGACCGTTAGATCGTCGTAAAGGGGATCGTATTCCAGTGAAAACATGGCGGGATTAGGCAGAAATAATCAAAACTTTGTTGTAGTCAGGCTGAAAAGTGCAGACATTTGAGGTTGCTGCATAAAACTGATCGAGTGCTCGATCTAACTCTTCGATCGCATCCTTATGGCGAGTTTCACATTCCTTCCAGGCTTCGTTATAGACGTCGGCAACGAAGCTCTCTTCAAACAAATCTTTTGCGCTGGAGCGATACAAATGACAGGGTTCTGTGCAAAAAACCCAACGAGGCATTTCATATTGCTCGTCCGGACCGGGATGCTCCGCGTTGTACTTCTCGATCATCTCTCTAAGTTCGGTGACTGATCGGAAATAGCATTCAGAATTAGCAATATTGTAGCCACTAGCGTAGATCCAGCTGTCCCATTCCGTTACTTTTTCAGCAACTTCAAACTTTTCCTGACAAAATTTGCGGTTGAGAACTCCTTCAAGATAGGGAACAACCGCTTCAATGGCAATTGGATAACGATGAATTGCAGCACCATCATCAGGATGTTCCTGAGAACAAACTGTGGCTGTCAGCGTTGTTGGATCTTGCTGAAGCAGCGTTATCACTCGAAAATGAGTAATACTGCAAGGGGTTGGAGTCACTAATCCGATGTGTTTTCCGTCAAAAACTTCAATCCATTCTCGGCTCATAAATTCCCTTAATTGTTTGAGGTTGATTGAGTTGAATATGCAGGGCTAAAAACTCCCTAACTTTTGACTCTTCTGAATGCTGAAAGCGAATGCTGTACAAGGGTTTTCTTGAATGTTCTTGATTCTCCGTAATCCAAAGCTCACAACGATTTGGATAGGTTGTGATTGAGTAAATTAATTCCATTTCTCCGGAGTTGGCTTGTACCACCACTTTTCAATCTCGTCCTGTGGTAGATGCCCTGATAGTCCGCTGTCCGTCCAGATATGTAATCGATCGCTGCATCCTAAATCGTCCAAATCCTTTGCTGCTGCTTCTAGGCAAGCCCACTGCCGCAGGAAGTTAGAAGCCCAGCTTGTCTTCTCCATAACATCCTTTGCCCACTCCAGACCCGCTGCTGCCATAGGCTTACCGTTTGAACCTCTAGCGTTGACTGGCTCGAAGAAGATAACTTCTGGCTCAAACTGCATCAGCGTTTCTAAATGTCGGTAGAACTCTCGATAGCCCATCATGGGAGGTGTGGGAGCCATCGCTACATATAAGCGACACCCTGCTTTGAATCCGACCTTCATTGCCTTGAGTCGATCCTCAGGTAAAGGTGCACCAGGTTCAATTCTGCGGCTCAAAACATCATCCGCATGGGGAATGCTCATGCCAACTGTGACATTAGGATGGGTCAAGATATCTAAATCCTTGACCCAGAGAGGCGATCGAGTCAGAATTCTGACTCGTTTATTGTGCTGAAGCAAAATTTTAACAGCAGCACGAGTGACTTTGGCGCATTGGGAATTCTGATATGGGTCAGTTGTTGAACACAGCATGACTACGCCACGACCTGATGCGGAGTTAACCCAGGTACGTTGACTTTTTAACTGTCGCTCCAGGGATTCGGGTAAATTTTCTCGGATAAATAGATACTCACCCCAATTCATCTGAGGATCTTCGACCCCTCGATCGCGTAATTCTTGACCCCGCATCCGCACAGTAGGTGTGCTAGGGACATAGCAAAAATTACAAGAATGCAGACAGCCAGTTGCAATGTTTACAACGTAATCACAGAGCGACTTTTTATCGAGCCCACTGCGGGTAAGCGGATTTTTGATGGACTCGGAGGCGATCGTTTTAGACATCTTCCGCTAGTGGTAAGGTTTGCGACTTGGAAGCCTCACAACAGTCTCTACAAATCCAATCGCCTTCTGGAATGTGCGCTACATCTTCTTGCTCAAACAAGGAACGACGTTCCATAAATTCGTTGCAGCAAGGGCAAACCGGATCGGGACAGAAGCGAATATCAACGGTGGGCATTGCAGGGCTTCCTTGAAAATCTGTTGCAGCCCGAGAAAAATTTTACTTCTTAATAGTAATATCTTAAGGTAAAACTAAATGCAATATATCATCTTATGTCGCAAAATTTGGAGATGGGTGATCGATGGCTGCCGTGAATCTAAGCCTGTTTGAGGGCGATCGATTGAAGTTGCCCAAGGCGATTGACCTAACGATCGAGAACTTATGTGAAGTGGGTGAGCTATATCGGCATTGGTCGATCAGCTTCTCTGGAGGAAAAGACAGCACAACAGTAGTGACGCTGATCGTGCATCTAATCGAAACAGGTCAAATCCCTAAACCTGAGAGTTTGCACATTATTTTTGCTGATACTGGCATGGAGCTACCACCGCTCTATTTCAGCGCAATTGAACTGATGGAGCAGCTGGAACAGCGAGAGGTTCATACTAAAGTTGTTTTACCAGAGCTAGATCATCGCTTTTTCGTCTATATGTTTGGGCGAGGCGTCCCGGCTCCAATCCCAGGTTTTCGCTGGTGTGTAGGATTGCTCAAAGTTCGCCCCATGACTGGGCATTTAGAGGAGCAGCATCAGCAATTTAGAAAACCATTTCTCTCCCTAACTGGTGTGAGATTAGGGGAGTCGGCAGCGAGAGATCAGCGTATTGCCTTGAGCTGTGGCAAGGATGGAACAGAATGTTCTCAAGGCTATTTACAAGCGCAAACCCCCATTAATATCGCTACGATTCATCATCCAATCATCCATTGGCGTGTGTGCAACGTATTTGATTGGCTAATGTTTGAGGCTTCGGCGATCGGTTTCCCGACAGCGGCAACAGTCGCAAAGATTTATGGTGGCGATGAAGCGGTAGAGATGAATGCCAGAACTGGCTGTGTTGGCTGCAATGTTGCCCAAAAGGAAACTGCACTTAACTTTATTTTAACTCTACCAGAGTGGGCATATTTAGCTCCCTTGAAGCGACTGAAGCCACTTTATCGTGAGATAGCACAACCACAATATCGTCATCGGCAGCCTGGGGAGAAACCAAAGCAGACGGCACCTTGGTCAGCAACCAAAACCCATTGGATCCATACACAATAGAAGCCCGACAGTATGGCGTAGAGCAGGTTTTATCAATTCAAGAGGAGATTAATCGATTGGCTGCAATTCAAGGCAGGCCTAAAATCTCACTTATTAGTGAAGAAGAATTGCAGCGCATTTATTGGCACTGGCAAAACAATATCTATCCCGACAAATGGGATGGTTCGGAACCGATTGGGAATGAGTTGTTCGATCGTGTGTTTTCTGACGGCAGTGTTCAACCGTTGCTGCCCTTTTGGGATTAGCTATTCCAATCTCGTTAAGTATGGAACCGATTGCTATTGAAGTATCTTGCACCAATACGGCAACTCCAGCACAGATTGTTCGCACTGCGATCGCACTGAACTGTTCAATAGTGTTCTCAGGGTTTAGGGGAGAACAGTTTAGCTTTCTTTTCAACGCACCCAATTTAACGATCGCCTGCTTGTTTATAGAAGCAGTGCAGGATTTTCAACAAGTTGAAGCTTTTGTATCAACTCATAGTTAAACAACAGCCAGGGAAATGGCATGGACAGTAGAAATATTTGGGAAATCCAAACTTTGACTCCTGCTCTGTCTGGCTCTAAAAACCGCTTCTGGAATATTTGGAAGCGGGGCGAGGAGCAGGAAATCAAACGCCAATTCGCATCCATGATCGGCAAGGCAGGAAGCTATCGCCTCATGAACGCTCAGTTAAAAGAAGTTGCTCGCATTGCAATTGAAGGACTTGGAGTCGAAAAGATGCAGCTAGAAATCTCAGGCTGCGATGAACTTCGGGAACGGATAGCACAAGCTCTGATGCATCTGATAAATGCTCATGAAGCGACAAGTGGAGATGTTCAGCAGGAAATTCGACGGGCGATCGTCTGTCTTCAGGAGGCAAAGGAGCGATTCGAGTGACTAAGAAAAAAAGAAGAACCTTAGAGCAGATTTATGAGGCTTTGCCGCAGATTGAATGCAAAAGAAAATGTCAGGAAAGCTGCGGACCCATCGGCTTATTTCCAATCGAAGTTGAACACATTCATCAATCAGGTAATCTCATCCCCTCAGCTCAACTGCATCCGGCATGGGGCAAAATTGCTTGCTCTGCACTGCTGCTAAATGGTAAGTGCAACATTTATGCCCATCGCCCTCTGATCTGTCGCCTGTTTGGACTGGTTCAGAAAATGCAATGTCCCCATGGGTGTCAGCCCGATCGCTGGTTAACTGATCAAGAATCAATTTGGCTAATGGATGAGTTGAAAGCCCTGAAGCATGGGAACCCATACTACACAGCGCACCTAGAGGCATTGAAATCATACCTGGAGGGGCTATGAATGATGTATTGCTACAGGAAGCCCTGCTTCAGGGCTTAGACATAACGAAGCATATTAGGGTTTGGGTAATGGGCAAGGAGATTGACCTATGAATCAGATTGATCTCCTGTCTTACGTGCCCTCAGCAGAAGAGCAAGCAGAACCTTCGTTAGATAACAAAATTCGGATATCTCGTCACGAACGGCTACTGAAAAATCGTTGTGCGATCGAGTGGTGGGAAGCTAAGCATCGCTATTATCGGTGGCTGATTCAGCGATATATAGACTTGGGTATTTGGGATAAGGAAAATGGCGAAGCTGATCCCGTAATTCAGGAGATGCGGCGGCATCAGATCGAACGATTAAAGCGACTGAAAAGAGAAGCAGAAAGACAAGTTGAAGACTTAACGGGGGAATAGTGTTAACTATCTGGATCATTTCAGTTACAGCTTAATAAGGGAAAATTGTGTCAGAAAAAAATCATATTCGGATTAATAAACGTGGCACTGAAATTGACATTCATATTGTTTGTACATCTGAAACAATAGCCGAAAAACTAATGAATATGTTTGAATCAATTTCCCTAAAAGGAATCAGGGTTGATTTGGAACGTGAATGGCAGAATAACCAGGGAGACAATCAGAAGTAAGCTACTTCATCCCTAAAAGGATGCAGAAATATCCGTTCCTCCCCTTATCAACCCCCTTCTTCTGATGAATCTAACCCTGTTTGATGATCAACGCCTTACACTCGATCGTGCCATTGACTTAGCAATTGAATCGCTGTGTCACTATTTCAGTCGCTATCGTCATGTTGGGATTGCTTATTCGGGTGGAAAGGACTCTTCTGCCTTGGTGACGCTAGTGGCTTACCTGATTGCTACTGGCAAGATTCCGCAGCCAGAGACGCTAACTGTAATCTATGCTGATACGCGCCAGGAGTTGCCGCCCCTTCACCTAGCAGCCATGCAGATTCTGAAGGAACTGGGCGATCGCGGCATTCAAACCAGAGTAGTGCTGCCAGAATTAGATTTACGATACTTTGTTTATATCCTGGGTCGCGGTGTACCGCCACCATCAAATGTATTCCGCTGGTGTACCCCAAAGCTGAAGCAGATGCCAATGGGGTGGGAGCTGGAGCTGTTGCGTCAGGAAGTGGGTGAAAAGTTGCTGATGTTGACCGGAGTTAGGATTGGGGAAAGCGTTGCACGTGATCAGCGCATTGCTTTGAGTTGCTCTAAAGATGGTGGTGAGTGTGGTCAGGGACTCTTTCAACGAGAGCCGCCCAGTGCGGTTGCCGATACCCTTGCCCCAATTGCCCATTTCAGGGTTTGCCATGTTTGGGATTGGCTAACACTGTTTGCCCCAAATGAAGGGTTTACGACGGAACCGATCGCCAAAGTTTACGGGATGGATGTGCTTGATGGTGAAGAGCCAATCAATGCAAGAACTGGCTGTTTTGGCTGTCCACTGGTGCAGGAGGATAAGGCTTTAGAGCGAGTTATCGCCATTCCCGAATGGTCATATCTTGCCCCCTTGCGAAAGCTTCGTCCCTTTTACTGGGAGTTGCACAAGCCTCAATATCGCCACCGTAAGCCTGGCGGTGAGAGCCGAAAGGATGGCACGTTGGTGAGTAAACAAAATCGCCTTGGTCCACTGACATTGGAAACGCGCAAGTGGGCATTGGCAGAAGTTTTAGGGATTGAAGCTGAGATTAATCAGAATGCCGATCGCCTCGGTAGACCTCGAATGAGTTTGATCAACGAAGAGGAGTTAAGCCGAATTCAGGAATTAATCACAGCTGGAACCTATCCTGACAAGTGGAACGGAACAGAACCGCGTGGTGACACACTCCTACCCAAAATGTTTACTGATGGGTCAATGCAGCTATTGCTAGAAGGGCTTGAACTTTAGGTGAGATTCACGTCCCGCAGGATTCGCATCTTCGTTTCTGGTAGGGTTTAAGCTGGGGACAAGCAAGCTTCATGCAGTTTTAACGGGCATTAGTCGCAAAGGATATTAGTGGTTGTCGAAAACATTAGCGACACAGACAGGAATGACCTTAAAAGCGACAAGCGCGAACAAATTGCTCTATCGAAATTTCTATTTTGATTATCTGATCAATCCATTGCTCTACACCTTGTGGATTAGTAGGGATAGTTGTAGGAACAACAGGGACTGTGTAACCATCCCCTAAAACAATGGATGGAAGCATTATCGAAGTTTTGTGCAGGTTCTCCATTGACAAAACATTTTGTCCCCAAACTCCTCTGTGTACAAAATTTTCTCTCCCAATAGAGAGCAAAGCCCTTAATTGGTCTGCGTAAAGTCCCTCTATAACTTCATCTTCCAACTCTTGCATTTGGACTATAGCTAAATCCTTAATTATTTCTAGACTTGGGAGCCCAGCATTTTTAAGAGCTTCTTGAAGCCATTGTTCAACGGAGAGCTTATCTCCACTTGTGGGAGCTTGTTTGGCAATAGTAAAAAATGCAAATCCTGGATCTGAAAGTTCTTGAAGCGCTTGTACTCTACTACCCCAAGCTTTAAGCTCCTCCGGCACGGATAGATTTTGGAATAGCTCTTTGGGTAGGTTTAAGCAGAGTGTCGCCAAGGCAGAGGAAAATTCATATGCTTGGAAACATTCATCAATGCCAATCGAATTAGCTAAACAATGCGTTGCAACTGAGTAAATTACTAGTTTGGGATCATACAAATTTTGCCGGATTTCTTGTTCTAAACGAAGTTGTTCTACCAATTTCGGATCATCACCTAGAAACGCAAGGCTCTGACTTTTAACTGTAAACTCTGCATAAGTTGCATTAGCTTCTGTCAATGCGAACATGCTAAAAGGAACGCGAATAACTGGCTGATTGCTGGAATTTGAGAAAACGGTATAAACAAAAGGTCTATCTGTTCTCGGTCTACCATCAACACCAAATTCAAGACCAGAACCGTACTGATACTGCCAGGGTGTAGTATCAGTACTCTGGTGGTCTACTTTATATTTTTCTGTGTAGTAGATTGCAAGCCTTGCTCTATGCCTCTCAGAATTAGCAGTAGCTATCCTATGAAATTCTTGCTCATTTTGATTAGTCCATGCGTTAATAGCATTGTAAATAAGGACTAATTGCCTTTGCCCCCAAAGAGTAGATGTATGGTCTAACCAATGGGTAAATTCGTGCACACAAGTTGAGTAGAAGCGTGTTGTGGCTTCGTAATTTGCTTGTAGTGCATCTTTTTGAGCCTTATCTCCTTTGGTATTTGACTGAAAGCTTTCTAGTAATTGCAAAAAGCTTTCTTCATCTAAATAGTCGAGAAAAACCATTTGTGAAAAATCATCGTAGGAGCCGATCGTTTCAAGATTGGCAAAGATGCCAAAGTCTTTGGCATGATATTTCAGTTTTTGAATGGCTTCTCGACCTACGTTTCTGGGCAT